AGCAGGTTCAGCACGATCTCACCGCATGGGTTGGTGATCACTTTATACTGCATCCCATTCCAGGCATTAGCCAGTACACGGGTCAGCTGCTTGCCGGCCGGCGAGAGCTTATATTTCTGGCTTTCGGCAAAGTCACCGTCGAGCAGGAATTCAGCACCTTTGTCATTCCAGGTCAGACGTTCCACCGTGATGAAAGCAGGCTCACCAGTACCGTCGTAGTAGCTGGCTTCGCAGGCCGCAGTGAATACTTTCCAAGCGTGGACTTCGATTGGGCTGAAGACACCTTTACTGACCAGCTTGTGGAACATGCCTTTGTCGGTCAGCTGGTAGTAGTGCTTCTCCATCTCGCCGGCCACCTTCTTAACGGCGTCCCAGAATTCCAGGTCCACCATGACGGAGTTGTTGGACGACCAAAGGAAGCCACCACGCTTCAGCTCAATGAAGCCAAAGATGGTTTCGTCCGTCCAGATCTTAGTGGCCATACGTGCAGCACGACGGGCACCGCCCACCAGCACACACTCGGCAGCATAGTGATCAGCGAACATCGTGGCACGCCATGGTTCCATGCCGGCGTCACGCAGCTTCGACATTTTACGCAGAGCTTCCATCATTGGGCCTGGACCAGATGCCGGACGATTCTGCATACCGCCGATTGGTTGATTACGGTGACGCACGCCACTGAAGTCCAGGATCAGGACATCGTTGCGGAAGCAACCAGCGAAGGTCATGGTTTCCACTTTTTCATAGGCTTGCGCCCAGCCTTCACGGCTATCTGGAACTTGGAAATGGTGAATGGTTTTACCTGCATACAGGTGCTCGGCATCACGCCGGGCAAAGGGCTGGATCTCACCGGAGAGCACGTCCGGATGATGGCCTTCGATGGTGCACACCACAGTGGGCATCAGCGACCAGTTTACCTGTGCCATTGCATCGTCATAGCAACGGCCTACACCGGAGCCATTGAGCAGCAGGTAAAACGATAGGAAGGTGGTGGCGGAAGTGGAGCAATTGGTGAACACTTCCATGTTACGAGTAGGCTGCGTTTCGTCACCGTGTTGCAGGTGGCGGCCCGACATCAGGATGGAGGCTTGACGCAGGTGGTGGTGCATAGCGTGGAACTCTGCTTCACGATGGTCTACACGGGGTTCAAGCAGACTGTTACCGGTGGCAACACGGTGGGCTACATCAGCCCAGTTTTCTACTACCACATCACCTACAACTTTCAAGGTGATTTTGACACGTTCACCATCGCCTTTATCAACATGATAACCGTTGATCTTGAGATTAGCTGACTTGCAGTAAGCAGCAACTTCATCATCAAGTGACATATCATCACGGCGAGGCAGTTCAATCTCCTGATCACGGTAACTGGTCTTCACGACCTTGCGATTGACCGTGCGGTTGGCCACTGCCTCACCCATTCCTTTGTCGTACTCACGGGCTGGGGTGAGCGAGGAATTGCGTGTGGGAATTTGCATCATGGTTTCTTTCTCTTTTCCAGGGTAAAAAAAAAAAAAAAGCCCACACCGTTAGGTGCAGGCTCCGGTGTATCCGTCTCAAGCAAACGGCGGAAATAAGATCGTACTGCAATTCCAGATTGCCAGAAACAAATATTTCTAATTATTACTGTTTAGACAACAACCAGAGGTGTTGCTTGCTATTTAATAGCTACCCTTAGTCAGTGCAGCCCAGCTGACCGGGAACAGGGGTGCAATGATTTTATCCAACTGTTCAGCCACCCACTGGGTTTCCTTCTGAGCATGGCCGCCCGGACGGCGTTGGTTATAGACATTGGAAAAGGCGTACAAGCTGCCGGTCCACAACCACTGCACTTCAACACCCTGCGGCAGTACCAAGCGTGCCTGTTCTGGGCATACGCCGGCTTCAATCATGTCGTCGTACAGGTTGATGGCAGCATGAGCCGATTCCATGTACTTGCGGCGCCATTCGCTGCTGTCTGGATGGGCATCTTCCGTGCTGCCCTGCTTTTTATTGGCGGCAGCTGCGCGGAATTCATCAGGGATGAACAGCGTCGGTGTGTCAGACACATAACGACGGGATTCTTCGCTCTCTACCATGCCGATCTTGTGCTTGAACAGCTGACGGGCGATCGGCACCGGCACTTTCATGAATACGCTGATGTGTGGGTGGCCGAAGGGTACCCAGTGTTCCGGGATGGAACGCAGGTAGGTGGCCAGATCCTTGGCTTGGATCTTGGCTTCATGTGGTTCCATCGTGTCACCGATGCGCATACCAAGGCCCAGCATTTGGTCAATTAAACTCTCCCAGTCGCCGGAGGCCATGCCACGGGCCAGGAAGCGGATCAGGTTGTTGTTTTCAGCATCGCTGAAGTTCTCGGCCAGCTTGCCGAACGACTGACGTGCAAAGTTTGCAACGTCCTTATCGCTCAGGTAATGGTTCTGGTATTCAACTTTCATTTGAGGAAATCCTTTATCATGTAGGGTAATTGGAAATTAAAGGGTGCTTCACAAAGCGAGCACTCACACAAAGGAGTGTTCTCTATGTCTTGTTCGGACAAATGCTGTGGTACTGGTATTGACGGTATCAACAATCCCAAGCCAGGTGATCCAGACAACAACGTTTCCCTGTCCGCGAATATGGTGTACGGGGGCATCAGTGTATCCTGGTCTTTTCCAACTACCAACCCACAGGCAGTAGCTCACACGATTCTTTATCGTGGCTTATCCAATGACTTTACCAAAGCGTTAGAGTTGGCCCGTGTTGGTGGTAGCATCTACTTTGACGCACTCAACCCAACGTCGGATACGACCTACTACTACTGGATTCGTTTCCTGACAGTGAATGGTACGTTGCTGGAGAAGGTCGGCCCAGTATCAGCGATCGCTAAACCACGCGGTCAGCAAACTCTGGAGAGTTTGACTGGTTTGATCGATTCCGGTGTGTTGGCTCAAGAGCTGAAAACCAGCATTGCTGGCGTGTCGTTACAGGGCCAGGCGCTGCTCAAAGAAATCCAAGATCGGATTGCAGCCAACAGTGAACTGTCTGGTTTGATCGCACTGGTACAGTCTGGTCAACAAGAGGCGATGACTTACGTGCAGCAAGAAATCACTCAACGCACGACGGCCGATTCAGCCATTGTCCAGTCTATCAATACGATGGCTGCTGCTGTGGCTCAAAACACAGCGGCTATCCTCCAGGAAAGCCAAGTTCGTGCAGATAAAGACGGTGCTATGGCATCGCAGATTTCGACCTTGTTTACCCAAACAGGTAACAATGCTTCTGCTATTCAAAATGAATCGATTGTGCGATCTAATGTAGACTCAGCTTTGGCATCTTCGATTAGCACTCTCACTAGTCGTGTAGGAACTGCTGAAGGAACACTGCTTGACGAGCAGACCGTTCGGGCGTCGGCAGACGCGGTGTTAGCCAGTCGTATTACCTCCGCTGAATCCACATTGTTCGGCAACACGGCTACCGGTCAGGTGGCATTGACCACCAAGATCACAGCGTTGGATGGGAAGGTTACTTCTATCGGATCACTGTATACCGCCAAGGTTCAGGTCAATGATCTGATTGGTGGTTTTGGTGTCTACAACGATGGCCGTACAGTAGAGGCTGGGTTTGATGTGGATCGCTTCTGGGTAGGTCGTACTGGTCCGGACAAGGTGAAGCCTTTCATCATTGACGGCGGTATCGTCTACATTGATAAAGCCCGCATTCGCAATGCAGATATTGACACGCTGAAGATCTCAGGCAATGCTGTCACGGTGCCCTACTCCGCCACTTTTTATGGGCAGTGGGATGGGCATGGTTTTGGTTCTTGGATGGTTGTTGCGCAAGGCAGTATTTACTTAGATCAGCCCGGTATGGTTTTCGCTATGGCCACGGCCAACATTCAATACGGTACCGGCTGGGGACCGGCCTCTACTAAACTGGAAATCAATGGTGTTACGGTGGGTAGTGGTGGTGGTGAGGAAGCCTATGTGACTGCGGCCCACTCTGGTGGTGTGTATTGTGGTGTTGGTACAGTTACTGTTACTTTATCCTTCTCCGGGTCTAACAAGGCCCACCTGTATAACCCATCTATTTTCATCATGGGAGCTAAACGATAATGGCCGATTATTACATCGTAGAAGGACCACACCTGATCTGCCACGGGCATGCCCAGGATGGTACCGAAGAATCTCACGCCGGTCCAAATCAGAAAGTGGTGGTAGATGATTACGGCAAAATACTGCCTCGATCTCTGCCACCGTTCTCTGGTGCTCGTTGGAATGTTCAAACCCTGGCTTGGGATGATCTGCGTTCTGCCGATCAAAAGGCCAATGCAGCACTCGAAGTAGTACAAGCACAGCGGTATCAAGCGTACCCAGCTTTGGAGGTGCTGGCAGACGCCTTGGTGCACCAAGCCATGGGCAACCATGCACCTCTGGATGCCTATGTGCAGGCTTGCATTAAAGTCAAGAAAGACTTTCCTAAACCCAACATGGGTTAAATACAAGATTGTTTTGATTAAATTCTGTTGTTGAGGGACAATAGCGTTATGAATAACACTGAACTCAACGCCTCAGACTTGAATGGTGCCGAATACAACGGGCATAACGCCGTGTTGTCTAACGGTATCGGTTTGACTGCAACCTTCACTGCCTCGATTCTTGTTGGGGCTGTGTTGATGGGCGGTTGTACGACTACGCCAGATGCTTCTGGCCGAATTGCAGTCACTTTGAAAGGTGGTGTAACGACGCCTTCCACCTCGGTAGGTGGCAAGCTGTTCATGACCGCCAACCTTCAAGGTGGCGTCAGTGTCGAAGCGGATTGCAGCAGCGAGTACCCTATGTCCTTTGATCCTGCCTTGAAGGACGGCATCAAGGTACCGTACTCGGTTGGTGGTCAGCTGATCACCAATGCCATGTTGCAGACTCCCCAGCTGGGCAAGCACACCACGGTTGGTGGCACAGTGCGGGCCAACACGGCGGTCAATGGCGGTGTCGATTGCACGGCCTACGTCGGTGGCGGTATCCGCGGTTCGACTGTCCTGGTTTCCGATGGTGTCAAGTGCACCACCCTGGTCGGCTCCAACCCAATGAAACTGGGTATGACCTTGACCGGTGGCTGCATGTCCGACACCACGGTAGGCGGTAAAACCAAATGGCCGGCCTACCTGCGTGGTGGCATCCTGGGTACTTGGGAACTGGGTAAGGAGATCGACTGCGAAGCGCGCCTGCAAGACGGCATGATCGTGGTCAACTCTGTAGGAGGTGGCTTGCTCATCTCGCCAATGGGCAATGGTGGCCTCGAATCCTCTTGGGCCTTCTACGCCAACCAGCAGCTGTCGCCGACGGCAAACGGTGGTATCGGAAAAGACCAGACTATTGGTGCTGGCTTGAAGGTATCTCCTCGCATGCCCGGTGGTGTGTACTGCACCGCTACTGTGGGTGGTAAAGGCATCACAGCATCGCAAGTACTGCGTGATGGTCTGTATTCTTCTTCTCCACTCCTGGGTGGTCAGCTCAAAGCTGAAGCCAAGCTCCAGGGTGGGATCGCATCGTCGGCAGTGTTGCATGGCGATATTGTGCAGGGGTTCCAAGACCCCCAGCTCAATACCTGGGCGCTGGAAATTCGTTCTGCGACCGTTTTACTCGAAGTGCGGCATCCGACTTCGGATATTTAATTTTTCTTAAAGGAAAGACACCATGGCAAATCTGGTATCCCAAGAACTGCGTACTGCCGTCCTGGCAGCTTATTTCAGCGGTGGCGCAGCACCGACCAACCTGTACCTGCACCTGTTCAAGGACGAGGCCAATATTACCGAAACCACCACCATGGGCGACATCGCTGGCCAAGTGCAAGCAGGCTCCGGTTATGCGGTCAAAACCCTGGCTCCGGCTGACTGGACGGTGGAACCGGGCACAGGGGGTATCCGTGTCCGTCTGGCTGACCAGACCTGGACCACCACGGCCGACAACTGGAACACCCTGCGCTGGGCAGTGATTTCCAATCTGTCTACCCTGACCGGCACTATCCTGCTCGCCCGTGATTACGGCACCGGCAAAACCGTGACCGGCGTTGGTGCAAACGTCACCGTGGACGATCTGTTCTTCCAGATCAACGACTAAGCCCAAGGCAGAAAGGCTCCTCTCATGATTACCGAAACGATTTACGCGGGTCGGAACAACACGTTCTCCCTGCAGCTGGTGCGTGCAGGGGAGCCGATCAACCTGCTTTCAGTTACCGGCTATGAGCTAGTCTTGTCCGAAACAGATCCGAATATCCGCTTCACTGATCTCGACGTAGCTAGCTCTTCTCTTGGCTTCTTCACGGAGAAGGATAACGGCATTGTAGAGATCACCATCGGTGATAATCTCACCGAAGATCAGAAAGGCCGTTACAAGGCTTACCTGGTCACCTACGACCCGATTAACACCCTCGGCGTGCGTTGGCCGCCGTTCACTCTCAAAGTGGCTTAAACCATGGCACAACAAAAGTTTGCAAATAATTTCCGTGCAACGGTCGCTGCCACATTTGGTGCGACCGATACGCAGCTCCTGCTGTCTTCGACGGTTGGTCTGCCTACGCTCACTAACGGAGACTACATCTACCTGACCCTGTTTAACCTGAATGGTGTAGCAGAGTCTGGTCATACTGTAGTAAAGGTTACGGCTTACACCGGTAATCAGTGCACTGTGGTGCGCGATATCGAAGGTGCAGTTGGTACCCAATTCTTGGCTGGTGCTATAGCAGCAGCCCGTGTTACCGCGTTGTCGCTTGAAGCCAAGGCTGATAACGCGCTGATCCAAGCAGCAATCGCTTTGAAGGCAGACGCTGCAACAACCACTTCGGCTTTGAATGCTCTGACTAGCAGTGTGGCTACCAAGGCATCGCAGGCCGGTGTTGATTCGGCTTTGGCTTTGAAGGCTGATATTTCTTATGTCACGGCTCAGATCTCGGCCTTGATTAATGGTGCTGGCTCGGCGTTGGATACGCTCAACGAGCTGGCAGCTGCATTGGGCAATGACCCTAACTTTGCTGCTACCACCGCCACGGCCTTGGCAGCGAAGCTGCCGAAGGCCGGTGGCTCGATGACTGGCTCTCTGAACCTGGCCCGCGCTACTGTCGCCTCGCATGCGACGACTGCTGATATCTGGAATGCAGCTGGCAACGACATTGACTGGACTGGTACTGCGACTACGACAGCATTCCCGAATGCACCACAAGCTGGTGCTCGTCGCACGCTGATTTGTGCATCTACGCCTTCGTTCACTGCAAACGCCAACCTGATCATTGATGGCGTGGCTTCCGGCACCACCATCACACTGGCTGCCAACGATAAGGTCAACATTCGTGCTATTACGGTGTCGCAGTTCATGCTGACTATCGACCCGGCAGCAGGTACCCTGTCTAAAGCAGGTGGTACTGTTATCGGCAATGTGGGCTATACCCGTCTGGACAAAGGCACGGTAGGCACCGGTACTGTCACTTTCGATGTGCAGGCTGCATTTGAGCAGCGCTTGCAAGTGTCGGGTGCTGTGACGCTGGCTTTCTCGAACTGGCCGGCTACCGGCATCGACACTGCAGTGAAGCTGAAGCTGGTGAACGCTGGCTCAGCAGTGGTCACCATGCCGACCATCAACTGGGTCAAACCAGATGGCACACTCACCACGTCCTTCTCTACCTACCTAACGACGATTTCTCGTCCTGTTTTGCAAACTACTGGCGTGGACTTCGCTTTGGTCTGGTCAGATGACGCCGGTGTAACCTTGTACGGGAAGCTGATATGAGCCAGCTCCTCGCCATGCTGGGCGCTGCAGCAGGATCTGCGGCACAGAAGACTTACGTAGATGATGTGTTCTCTGCCTATACCTACACAGGTACTGGTAGTGCACAAACGATCAACAATGGGATTGACCTTGCTGGTAAGGGTGGGTTGGTTTGGACGAAGCAGCGTGCGGCGCCGGGCACTCAGGGCCACATGCTCACAGATACCGCTCGTGGGGCAAACCAGTATCTTCAGTCGAACAATACCTCTGGGCAGTCTACACTTGCATCAGGCATAACGTCATTCAACTCCAATGGTTTCACGCTTGGTACCGACAACACGCAGAACACGAGCGGAGCGTCGCATGTAGCTTGGACCTTCCGCAAAGCCCCGAAGTTTTTTGATGTGGTAACATACACTGGAAATGGAACATTCCAAAACATCCCACACAGTCTAGGTGTTACTCCTGGAATGGTGATTGTAAAATGTACAAGCGCAGTTAAATGGTGGGCGGTTCAACATCGATCAGTGCCCGCTACACAAGTCCTTCAGCTAAATGCAACAGCAGCTGCAGTAACAGATAACGCTTTTGATTCAACATACCCAACAGCCACAACATTCTCCGTGTTTGGTGCAGACCAAAACGCTGCTGGAAGTACTTATGTAGCGTATTTATTTGCCCATGACACAGCAGCAGATGGGTTGATTCAATGTGGGAGCGTCACAAGTGACGCTAACCGTGATGTTGCTGTAACGTTAGGGTGGGAGCCTCAATTCATCCTGTTTAAGCGCACCAATAGTACTGGGTCTTGGCAGATCGCTGACAGCATGAGGAAGATGCTTGCTGCCACGACAGGCACTGACCAGCCTGCCGCTTCGTGCTTGCAAGCTGAAGCATCTAATGCAGAATCAAATGCTGATTCAATTGGTATTCATGCAACTGGTTTCAAAGAAGGAAGTCTTGGTGTCGCTGGTGATACCTATATCTATCTCGCCATCCGCCGCCCCAACAAGCCACCAACCAGTGGGACGCAGGTGTTCAATGCGATTGCGCGCACTGGTACTGGTGCTGTTGTGAAAACCAACGCTGGCTTCCCCGTTGACTTGTTCATTGTGGACGACAGGGTGAATGCGGCTGTGAGTCGTCGCCATCTAATTACAAGATTAACTGCTGGCAGCGCGACCCCCGTCACTTTAGACCCTACTTCAACTGCTGCAGAGTCGGCATCGATTGGCTTGACAGCGAAGTTCGACAACATGACCGGCATTGGGCTAGCGAACGACGTTGATACCAATGGAGGCAGCGTGTCGTATATCGACTATTATTTCCGCCGCGCCCCCGGTGTGTTTGATGTTGTTTGCTATACGGGGGCAGTAGGCGCACTAACCATAAATCATGCGCTTGGTGTTGTGCCAGAATTGGTGATAGCCAAGGTTCGTTCAAATGTGCGGGACTGGGTTGTATATTTTGGAGATAAAAGTAAGTATCTTCAACTGAATACCAATGTTGCCCAACAAAGTTGGGCAAACTATCTAAATACCGTTACGGCAACGACAATTACTGTGAATGGTAGTGAGTCACTGTTTAATGAAAGCGGTGAAAAATATGTTGCGTATCTCTTTGCCACCAAAGCAGGTATCAGCAAGGTCGGCAGCTACACCGGTAACGGATCGTTCCTGGCGGTCAACTGCGGGTTCAGCGCCGGATCTCGCTTCGTGATGATCAAGCGAACGGACGCTGTTGGTGACTGGTTCGTATGGGATTCCGCCCGAGGGATCACCGCATCCATCGACCCGCGTCTGTCCCTGAACACTACTGCTGCAGAGGTGAACACCGACAGCAGCCTGTCCCCATGGGGCAACGGGTTCGAGGCCATCCAGAACACCGCGACCAACATCAACGTAAACAACGCCACGTACATCTACCTCGCTATTGCATAAGGAAAAGTTATGAATGAAATTCGTCTTCGTACCACCGGGGCTGTAGTTACTGAAGCAGACTTCCGTAACAACGTTCACCCTAACAAAATGCTGCCGGCTATCCTCACGAAAGAAATGCTGGAAAGCCTGGCAGCTGATATGGTGCTACCAGCACCACAACCAAATCCAGGCCGACATCAAATCGTAGTACGTGTCGGTGTAGAACAAGATGCTCTCGGTAATTGGGTGCAGCTGTGGGGCCTACAAGATATCCCTGCTGACCAGGTAGCGTTGCAAGATGCCATGATTCGAGCCAGCAAATGGGAAGCCATCAAAGCAGAGCGTGACGGTCCTCGTGTAGCTGGCGGAGTCAAGGTTGGTGGTGCCTGGTTTCATTCCGATGATGCTTCCCGTATCAAGTGGTTAGCATTGAAGGACTCCGGCCGTGACATTCTTGCAGCAGGAGGTTCTCTCAGCGATCCAATCATTGAAAACGGCGAACAGGTACACTGGAAAACGATGTCCGGTACGTTTGCTCCAGTCACTGTGCAACTGGCTTTTGATGTAGTGAAGGCAGACAAAACGCTGGACGTGCGCTTGTTCAAACAAGCGGAATATCACCGTGCCATGTTGAATGCCTGTGACTCGCCAGAAACCTACGACTATCTCACTGGCTGGCCAGAACGCTACAGCGCATAACCACACTGAAAAAAGGATACCTATATGGTCCAAGTCATTTTTTCCCGTCGCCATCATCCTGGCTCGGTGTTGCTCCGTACCTTCATGTGGTCGCCATGGTCCCACTGCGGGATCGTAACGACCAACGACACGGTAATCCAGGCCACGACTGCGGGCGTCGTAGAAACGCCTCTCCAGGAGTTCAAGGATCACAGCTCGAAGTGGGCCATTGTGGAGTATGATGCCGACTATGCTGCTGTGATGATCGCAGCACAGGAACAACTGGGTAAGAAGTATGACTGGGCCGGTTGTGCAGGTATTGCCTTGCACCGTGATTGGACCGATGACGATGCCTGGTTCTGTTCCGAACTGGTAGCCTATTCCTTGGCTCAAGGTGGCGCTGAGTTGTTCCGACTGGAAGCCAAACGCATCACACCCCAACACCTGTGGATGCTTAACCGTCCTGTGCTGTTAATGGCTGCTTAATCTTTTCAAGTAAATAATAAATAGCAGCTATTTTTAGATAGATGCTATTTATTGCCACTTTACAATATGGTTTTTAAGACATATTGCTGTTTGTGAATAGAAGACTGTAGTACCATTCTTCCTGTTCAAATATATTCAGGGAGCTAACTATGGCTGAACCGAGCATCACTGCCGGTGCTGCACTTGCTACGGGACTTACTATTCTCGGCGTGTCCACAGGACTGGACCCGGCTGTACTGATTGCCGGTGTAGCCGGTGGTCTGTGGGCACAGAGCTACAACCCACCTACCTCGATCTGGCGTCGTCTTATGTTGATTGGTTTAGCTGCTATTCTGGCGGGCTACATGGCACCAGTTTTTACCGCCATTGCTGCCATGTCTGATACAGTACGTGGCATCATCGCCTTCTCGGCATTGCAATTGCCAATCGCTGTGCTGGTTGGCTTAACCTCTCACCGTGTCCTTGGACCAGCATTCATGCGCTTTGCATCCAAGAAAGCGGAGGAATACACCAAATGAGCGATCATATCCAACAAATCATCGGGCTTGTCACAGCAATTATCATCTTCTGGCGTGCCGAAGGTATCATCAACCAGATGTCCAAGGAATGTATCATGCTTATCCGTTTGGCTTTCTGGCTTATGGTAGTAGGTTCCTTCGGCATGACCATCATCATTATGCAGGGTTACGTACCCCCGGTGATGATTTTGCTGATGACTGCTGGTCTGGCTTTACTCCTGATTACCGAGCGCCGAATTACTATCATTCTACGTCGGCATGGTGCCTTCTCTTCTTACAACGACCGTAGAACTCCATGATAATTACTGCACTCAACCTCCGAGCAATGGCTCCCAATCTTGATTCAGCTAAAGCTGGCATCTACACCGGTTTGCTCAATCAAGCAATGAACCGCTTTGGTATTGATACCACGAAACGCGCTGCTTTTTTCATGGGGCAGGTGCTGGTTGAATCTGATGATTTGACGGCCTTCCGCGAAAACATGAACTACTCGGCCGAACGCCTGATGGATGTCTGGTCGGCTCGCTTTAAAACGATCGAGCTGGCACGTCAATACGAACGTAACCCACAGAAACTAGCCAACTTCGTGTACGCCAATCGCATGGGCAATGGTGGCCCGGAAACCAACGATGGTTGGAATCACCGTGGTGCGGGTTGGATTCAACTGACCGGTAAGACTAACCAAGAACTATTCGCTACTGAAGCCGGCATTCCTTTGGCCGGCATCGGTGACTACCTGGGCACCAGCAAAGGTGCCGCGGAATCGGCGTGCTGGTATTGGTGGAAGCACGGTATTAACCGTTTAGCTGATTTCGGCAACCTGGATGCGGTGTCCGATGCCATCAACCTGGGCCGGTTAACCGACAAGATCGGTGACGCTGAAGGTTACGCCAAACGTCTGGCCAAAACTGACCTGTGTAAGAAAATATTGGGGGTGCTGTGATGTTCACTGCCTTGCAAGCCAAACTGATTGCCCTGTTGACCGGTGTTGTTGTTTTGCTGGCTTCCAATGTGGGCAGCTACTTTTATGGTCACTCGAACGGCGTCGATTCCCAGAAGGGCAAGCAAGCCGTGGTGGAGGTAGGCCGCGCCACCAAGGGGATGCAGACGGCTGTGGCCCATACTGTAGCGATCGTCGCCGGTGTGGAAATCGACAACAAGAAGGAGAAGGAAGCAAATGACAAACTCGACAAAGCCAACATCGAGCTGGCCAAGTACCGTACTGAAAATCGTCGTCTTATCGCTGAGCGTGGCGGGCTGTTCTTCGACGCTCCCAGTGGTGCCAGATGTGCAGGTACTACCGGACAAACCGAAGCCTCAAGCACCAGCCGGGACGATGGGACCACTACCCGAACGATCTTACTTTCGGCATCAGTTGAACAAGACATTCAAGATCGTACCGACGAAGCCGACATCATCCTCGAACGGCTCCGAGTCCTCCGGGACTGGGCACGAAGTCAAGGGTTCTCCGGCCCTGATACCGGCCAGCCAGTGATTCCCGACGGGCCTGACGTACTAATCCGTTAAAAGATACAGAGCTGCTTACTAAACGTCCTCCGGGACGTTTTTTCATAGTAATATTCTTTTATTACAACTTACACTAAAGGACATTTATGCCTACCACTTCGCTGGTTGTTGTTCTCCGTGATGATAACGACAACATTTTGGGTTTCCTTGATGAAGGAGGCAATAAGCTCTCCCTCAGCAACATGATTGCTGATGCCGGCAATCCTAAAGGTCTGGTCGTTCCTGGCACACCTCAACTGTTCCGTGTTAATGAAGGTATGTCGCTCACAATGAGTGTGGCCAGTGGTGGTGTTGGTAAGTACGAAGAAATCGACATCAAGACCCAAGCCACTTTGAAGACGGTCAACTTGGCTTCAAACCAAAAAACCACTACTACTGCTCAAAAAGGCATTCATTATTATCTGGTTACCTGCACAGCTGGCAGCATTAATGTGAGTGTGGAGGATGCGGTGCTGGGGTTGAGCGCCGTATCACTGCGCACGACAAAGCCCAAAACCGTTGCTGGCTCAACCTCAATGGTACTGCCAACTGCTGCTGGCGGCAGCGCCAACCAAACTTGGCATTTGACCACAGTAGCCGCAAGGTCATTCAATGCGGTTGAAGTGATTTATGCAAATGTCGGAGCTACCTACACTACATACGATCATGTGGCCGTGGCAGCATCCTCGTCCCTAGCCACGGCGGCATCGCATTCAACGCCAGACCAATCGTGGAATGTTGGGGCCGGTAATTTAGTTATGGGAGCTACAGGCACCCCGACTTTGCCGCTGTTGGCTAGTTCAGGCGTCATTCCATGCCGATCTGTTCCACGAACTGATGGTGGAAAATACCCACTGGTTCACATTCGTACCCACACTGTCAGTAATCTCCCTGCATATGGGAATATGGCAAACGCCGGATGGGATGCAAATAATCCTGACTGGGTTATGGAAGGTTACTCCCAAGGGGCGGGCGACTTTTGTTCAACCAATCAAGCGGCATTCACATCTACAACTCGCAACAATATCTTGGTTCCGGCGATAGTTAAGTTCCACTACGATGTTGTTGGCTATACAGGTCTGGGTATTGGGGACAGCATCATGGGCGGTGATAGCGTTCTCGACGGCGCTCCAGCGAGGATGAGCTATGGGTATCGGGCAATTCGAAAATTACAGGATGCGGGATTGCCTTTTGATTTCGTAAATAGCGCAGTCTCTGGCAATACGTGGGCGCAGTATGCCCCGCGTGGTAAGGCTGCAATAGACCTGCTGAAACCAGATTTCGTTCTGATTCCAGTATTTACGCCAAACGATCCATCCGGAACACAGGCGCAGATAGATACCCAATGGCGTAATGCGATGGACCTTGCAGAGTATGCGGTGGCGGCAAACGTGGTTCCTATTCTGGTTACGCCATTCCCGCAAAATGGCACAACTGTGGCAACAGATAATCTTCGCCTGCAAAACCGTACGCGGGCAATGAATTCTGGATTCAATTACTTGGACGTTGAGCCGCTGGTATCAGACAGGGCATCTCCTGCTCGATACATCTCTGGGCTAAATAACGACGTAACCCACCCGAATGCGATAGCAAACGATATCGTTGGAGATGCGCTGAAAAATTTGTTGATGCGTATTTACTACTAGCCATGACCACCCTCCGCACAACCGCACCGGCTGTCATGGCCGTGAAATAAACAAAAGCCCTCGCAAGAGGGCTTTTTCTTTCAGGCAGTCAGCGCCAGTAGAGTGGCACTGACGAATAGCACAATTATCAACGCAGCCCAACCTTTCATCGGTAGCCTTTCACTTTCATGGCGTCCAGCAGGATATCCTGCACTTCGCGCTTTGTATTGATCCGCTCGATCACCATTTCGTCCACCGTGTCGCGGGCGATCAGCCGCAGCCCGGAACGGGCTTCTTCGAGCTAGTGTTCCAGATCCTCACGCTGATCCTTGTGGATCGGGAAAGCCAGCATGGCAATGAAGCCGCGGGAAATAACAGTGGTGCTCATGGAGCCTCCATAAAAAATGGCCAGCACTTGGCTGGCCTGGTTTGAGGTGGAACTGCTTACGCCTTCGACAGCTTGATGATCTCAGCAACCTGCTCAGGCGTCACGCCCAGCACGTCCCACGATTTCTTCGACTGCTTCTTCAGGGCGAGGATGGCCTGGGCCACACCCACACTGGTCAAGCCGATGTCGAGCAGCTTGGCGATGCGTTCACGCGGCGAACCCAGCCCGGTTTCCACGCCGTTGATGACGGTGACACCCGGTGCTGCTTCGGTGGCCGTAACGCCGCGTGCTTGTGCTTCAGGGGTGATCATGGCTTTCTCCTTGGCTTTAGATGGAGCCTTGGATTTTGCCACAGCTGCGGTTTTCAGCTTCGGTACCTTGGCGCGCTTCTCGGATTTCTCCTTGAACGGCGAGTGGACCGGCGCCTTGGCTGGATCAGCGAACTGGATCTTTTTCACTGGCTTGGCTGGTTCACCGATCACGACAGTATCGGTGATGCCCAGCTTGTCCCAGCTGACCTTGGATGCCTTCTTGAAGGCACGCAGGGCTTCCAGTGCACCTTCTTCACCAGCCTGGTACTTGGCGTACAGTGCTGCTGCCTGGGCCTGGCGACCTGTCTTGGCGAGCTGCTGCTCGACTTCGACCTTGGCCACCACGTCCTGCAGTTTTTCCGGAGCCACCTTCACGGTGTCCGCTGCATTGGGCAGGGCTTCGACTGGTGCTGGCTTTTCTACCTTGGCTTGTACTGGAGCCGAAGGCGCAGCTTCTGCCGTGGTGGTAGCTGGCGTCGCTGCAGCAGTGGTACCCATGTGGCCGGGGGCCACCACACCGCAAGCCAGTTGAACAGGCACACCCTTTTCCAGTGGCGTCACCACCACGCCGGTACCCTTGTGCCCGGTGATACGGACTTCATGGGTCATGCGGACGTGGCGGCCGGCCATTGCGTTGGCCAGCAACTGCTTGCCTTCTTCATCGTCCGACATCGGACGGTTGCGCTTTACCAGGTCGTACTGCTTCTGGGTCAACTCCATCAGGATGTGGTAGCCGCAGACACGCATCTTGTTGGCATCGTACTCCGGCACTGCGATCACGTCTTCCGGTGCCAGCTTGGCCAGCACGCACACGTCACCTTTGAAGCCAGACACATAGCCACGACGGGCGACGTGCAGGCCATTGGAGCACTCGTTGCGGCGGTTATGGTCCACCAGTTTGGGGTCCATGCACACGTAGGCACCAGTCCACTGATCCACCTGGCCGCTGTGGCAGTCCTTGTACTTGCCTTCAGTGCGATCGCCTTTACGACGCAGCACCTTGTAGATCAGGATGCTGCCGTCGTCAGCGATCGGCAGGTCGGCACGCTCCAGGAACTTGAGCAGGTCGTCCACCGAGTGCTGACGCTGATCAATCACAGCGGTTAGGCGACGCAGGAAGTTCTCAACGCCGATAGTGCTGCCCCACTTTACCGCACGGGCGAACTGAGTTTTAATCAGCTCCACGCCGGGGACAATCTTGTTGTCCACCACGGCGATAATGGTGTCTGGTGCATCCGACTGCGTAGGCACCTTGTTGGTGGTCCCATCTTCGTCAGCGATGTTGCCCTGCTTGTGCACATCACGCTCGTGGAAGTTCGGGTCCGACACCGGGACGGCGTGCTCCATGATCTCGTTCATCACGTCCATCGTGGTGCGCTCGGCCGGTGAAATCTTGGCAGCTTGCTCGATCGCTGCTTCAGCTTCATCCAGCTCCGATACTTCGTACACGCCGGCGTTGGCCACATGGATTGTGGCCGGGCCTGGCACTACACCAATGGTCTGTAGTGACAGCAGGCCATCGTCATCGGCTTGTGGTGCTGGCTTGGGGCCGAACAGCCCCTTCAGCTTGGCCTTGGCCACCTTGAAGAAGCGCACCACACCAGAGGACTGCTCCTCGAACTGGGCGTAGTGATTTTCTTCTGAGGTGCCGATGTCGATTTCGACGGTTGGATTACTGGCCAAGGCCGGCACAGCGATCTCGATGATCTTGCGCACGCGCGGATCACCTTGGGGGATGGTAATTTTCTTACCTTCCACCGTGTAGAGGGTCAGCTCTACTTTATCCAGGACTGCAGCCTGGATGACCACAATTTCCTTATTCATGGCTTCTCTTTCAGTTGAGGATGGTGAGGATGGCGTCGATGACTTTTTTCTTCTCGGCCGGGTTCAGGTTGGTACGGGTGAAGACTTCCTTCAGGCCACCTTCCGAGAAGATGCCCACCAAGGCGTTGTTCTTGATGCGCTCGACCAGCTTCAGGTTGGCCGGGTCTAGTTCGATTTTGTCGATCTGGCTTTTCAGCTCACGCATCCAGTCGTTCTCGCGGCGGTAGTGGCAGCTTTGCTTGGCTTCATACAACGCCAGGTAGAGTCGGTCTTCATCGGACAAGTTGTTAATGATACCGAACTCTTTACGCAGCTCAGGCGTTGCGTATATCGCCGTCATCAACTCGGCTTGCGCGTCTTCCAGCCCGTACACTTCGAGGACACGTTCGATGCTGAAGGCGAGGTACTGCTGAATCGAAGGGCGCGTGGTCAGCGCCTCGGTCAGCTTGGTTTGCACGAAGGTTTCCAAATGAGGTACTCCTTTCTTGTGGTACTGAGTCAGGACATTGGAAGCCGGTGCGATACCACATACGTCACCGAACAGCTGTACCACGAGCTTGCTGGCTTTACGATCAAACGAGCCGAAAGAGTTTTCCGGTGCACCCTTGTTGATGGCTAGCTGCACCACACATTCAGGATGCTCGATACGCTCCACATCGTCCTGACGCCAGAGACGGATGTTCAAGCCACCATGCTGTGGATCGCGGATCACTGCCAGCTTCGGCAGGCCCACTTTCTTTTCACGCTTGGCGGCCGGTACATACTCGCTGCGTGCAGGCTCTGGCTCGTAGGCTTGGCGGTCAATGATGTCCACCACTGTCATGCCCGACTTCGCCCAGAATGCACGGGCTGCTTCCTTGTCAGCTTTCTTCAGGCCGACGTGGTAAAACAGGAAGCCAGCATAGTTACCCATCTCTTTAAAGATAGGGTGCTTGTGGTACAGGCGATCGGTCACATTCATGCGCGAACAGGACAGCACCACGATGTTACGCAGGTACGGTAACTGTTTGAAGTGGTGCGACGGCTTGGCGTTCATTGCTGGAATCAGGTCGGTCATACGGCTGCCAGTACGTTCATGTGATAAATCACCTGGGTCGTACACCGACAAGGCATGTGGAGACAGTTTGGATTCCGTCAGCTTAACGACCAACGGAGCCACAACTTGACGCACCAACCAAGAACCACCTGGGTACACTTCTTTCATGCTGAAGTGGTTGCGATAGTCCTTCTGCACATAGTTCATGTAAGCCAGGTAGGACTGCACCATCCCGCGATCTAACAGGCCGGCCTGAGTCATGCCGGTCAAGCGTTCACGGATATCCCACTTGCGGAACTCCAGCTTGTCTGGATACTTGCTAGACATCAGGCGACGGGCCATGACTTCCAGATCTGAGATAAACACAGGCCGGAAGTCTTGCTTGGCTCCAGGCAGAGCATGGTCGCCTTTCAGCAGCACATCCACTTTGCGCTGGGCCACGGCGTTGGCGATGAAGGTCTTGGATTCGATCTGGCACTGCTTGTCGAAACCAGTGGTCACTTCCTTCATGAAGCCAGCGAATAACTTATTCAGCGTGGCTATGGTGTGCTCCTGCATCGACAGCGTTTCTCGGCTTGGAGTGACAGCGATGCTGTGCGAAGGCGCCTGTAAGATGATGTGGTACGTGGTGTGGTGATCGCCGATGTAATTCAGGTGGTTCAGCACTTTGTCGTACAGCTCACCGATCTCGTTGGCACGGTCCACCGGGTAAATCACGTTGCCGTAACGGACCATCACACGAGTCTGTGTATCCAACAGATCCTTCATGGTGGTCAGCACGTAATTCGACTTGCTCACATCGAAAGCGATGGTCGGCAGCTTGTCGCCGTTCAGCGTGGCATTCATGCCCCCATTAAAGACGATGCGCTTGACCAGGTTCAGGAAGCGCAGGCGATCGGTGTGGTTCTTGATCCGCACCGTGACCTGCAAACCGGTGTCCTGGGTTGGGAACGAAGCGATTGGCACAGCACCGGGCTTGCCGGTTTTAGGCGATGCTTTGCTCATGTTCCAGATGGTCTGTACGCCGTCGTGGCACGAGATCACTTCAAAGTGCTCGACGTAGGCATAAGGCGATTTGCAGCCCAGGCCGAAGCCACCGGTCTGCATACCGTCGTTCTTCTTCGTGCTGTTCCCGTACACACAATAGATCGGGCCGATGTCATCCTTGTGGATGCCCTTGCCGGCGTCTTTGATCACCATGCTGTCTTCGTTGATGGTGATGGCGATCGGAATGTGGGTAGTGCCCGCTTCGATGTGGGCGTCCCACGCATTGCACAGACCTTCACGCACCACAGCCAGAATTTGGTCTTTGTAGAGCGTGGAGGACAGGATGTTGTAGAACTCGGCCGACGAGCTGATGCCGAATTCAACGGCTTGGCCACCGCCGATGATGGCGTGGGTAACGTGGTCGTTGACGTGAGTGACTTGCATGATTTTTCCTAGATGGGGTTGGTCTTCATTTTCAGGCGCTCGGCCTGGGATGGTCGCTTGGTGACGAAGGTGGTATTGCGAGAACCGTTCTGGCGCTTGGCGATCTTGAAGCCATGTTTCATTACTCGCTCACGCACCTTCTCGATCTTCCAGCCAATCATGAACGACAGGGCCGGGCTACTGGCCGACACCTTATCGTTTGTGGTTTCTATGTAGGCTGTGCGGTATCCCCCATCCCATGATTTGTAGATCCGGTAGTAGATCACCATGATTAGTAGTCCACGCCGTGTTTGCTGGCCAAGAGGTATGCCTCGAATTCGTCGAAGATGCGGTCTTCGTCAGCGTCGCTGGCCAGCTCTTTCAGCTCAGGCCACGGATCGCCAATGGCGTGCAACGGCATCCATTCAAATTCCGCAGGGCTACCTTCTACTGCGTCCTCCATCGGACCAGAAGTGATTGCCGGAATAGCCGGCAGGTAGTGCGTAACCAGGATGTCGCATTCAACGCCGGCAACTCCACTACGGAATTTCACCGGCGACTCTGGTGTGATTTTCATGATTTCTTCCTTATGCTGCCTGGCGAAATTCGCCAGTGTCGATTAGCTGGTAGGTAATAGGGCAGCGTTGATGGCCGAACAAGCGGGCTTCACCACGCAAGGTGTTCACCTGCACAGTCACTGGCTCCAGATGATCTGGGTTACAGCAAGCCCGGTTACGGCAAGTGTGGTCTAACAACAGGCCATCAGGGATCGGTCCTATGATGGCTTCGTACACCAGACGATGAGCCATCAGCTCTTTGCCTTGGTGTTTGATCCGGGTGTAACCATTCCGGTTTTCACGGCCCTCTGCCATAAACCAGCAGGTACAGAAGGGTACTTTAAAGACACCCTCCTGTAATTTCTGCAGGAGGGTACGGCGTTTACGGGCCATGGTTTATTCCTTGGTTTGCGGTACAGGAAGTGGGCCGGTACGAGCGCACTCGTCGTTGGCCGCCTGGATGATCAGCTGCAGCTTGGCCACCCATTCGTAATCCACACGCAAGATCAGCGTGTTGGGCGTGATGGATTTGCCGATGGTGTACTTGTACTGAGCTTCCTTCAGGTGCTTCTCGAAGATCGGCAGCTTCCAGCTGTCGATAATGACCGCAGCGTTTTTCAGCGACATAGTGGTCCTCTCATTTTCTGGCATTGACGTTCTCTTTCAACTTCTGCTTGTAGGCGCCCCAGCGTTCGATGTGACTGGCTGCACGCTTTTTAACGCGCACGCCGATGCACTTTTGGCCAGGTACTGCACCACATTTCGGACACGCCACCGATCGCACCAGCTGACGCTGGGCGATACGATCGGCGGCCGGGCTATGCTTGTGGCTTCCCATGCTGGTTTCCTTTCGAGAGGAAGTGGCCGGCCGAATCACGCTGGTAGTTGTGCCAGCTGCGCACCACATCAACTGTCTTTGGGCGATCATTACCAGCAGCAGTCAGTGCAGCAATGTACTGCTCTGCAAACTGGCTTTCGGTAAGAATCGGGCTACCATCAGGCAGCGTTTTTTCATACGGCATAATCTTTTTCCTTTTTTTTCATATATTCAGTACGAGCGTCACGACACATCTTGATGATGGCTTCTTCGCTCGCATCGTTGTCAAGAGTGATTTTGTTGTGCCAGCCTGGCCAGAAGATATCCAGTGCAGCACCGAGCTTGACGGTGGGGTGCTGGATCTCCGGCAGGTTCTGCCAGCGCATCGACTGAATCAGTTCCTTGTTGGCCCAGGTGACGATAGCCGGGTCTTCCTTGATCACGCTGTATATCGCATCGTGGATCAGGGCGCATGGCAGTATGTCGTACTTGTACGGCGATGCCCACACCTTCTGCCAGAACTCCACCGCGGCTCGGTTATTCAACAGGCCATACGACTGGCCCATTGCGTTGCCGACGGTGCGGCCTTCAGCTGCTGCTTCGGACGGCATACGAGGAGCGCCCCACACCACTTGGGCCAGCAAGGGGGTACGCACGCGGAGGCCGAAGGCCACAGCGGCGTAGCCATCCTTGCTGGCTTGGGCGAGACGATCATAGATGTACTGGTCCGACACCGCATACAGCTTGTGGTAGTTGGACTCGATCATCTTTGCCTTCTCCTCCGACCAACCAAGATTGACCATCAACGTGCGATAGGTGCCTTGATAGGTCAGGGCGAACGTTGGTGCCTTGGATTCCTGACGCAGCGGGTGGTCAGTCTTCTTCAGCACGTTCACCGACTTCGGATCAGCTAGGTCGATGTTGATGCCCTCGGCCAGCAGCTGATCCTTGAAGTAGTACGCAGCACGCAGGCTGTGACCATCGAAGCCCTTGATGTATACGTCCAGCTTGTTCGGGTCTTTGGTGGTGAGTGCCGAGATGTAGTCCTCCAATGAGTTGAAGTCTGCACCGGCGAACAACCAGCCAGTAAGCCAGCCGAAGCATTCCTTGATCAGCTTGCCGTAGGTCGAACCGGCCGGGATGTTCTGCAGGTTCGGGTCCGACGACGACAGGCGCCCGGATACGGTACCACCGAGATTGAAGGAACCATGCAGCCATACTTCGTCTGGCTTCGATGGATCTTTGTTGATCGCGCCTTCAAAGGCCGGGATGAAGGTGGACAGGATCTTCGTCACCGCACCATATTCGATCAGGGCTTCCAGGATTTCCTTGTAGGCCGGCTCGTTGGTGTGGTTGATGAGCTTCTCGATGGTTTCGGCACCCGTGGCCGGCTGCTTCTTGTCGGTGAAGTCGATCACCGGCAGACCCATCAACTCGTACAGCAGCACCTGTAACTGCGGTCCGGAGTTCGGATTGAACACCTTGTCGGCAAAGTCGTCCACCGTCTTGACCTTGATGTTGCCGGTCTTCGACTTGGCCAGCCGGTCCTCGTAGTCCTTGTTCCACGCCTTCTCCTGCACCAGGAGGTTCATGGCTTTGATGGTCGGGTTGTTGACGATCGTGGTCAGGTGCTTTTGCTGGATACTTTCCAGCTTGGCTTTGACCTCGGCAATCTTCTTCTTCGACATCGGAATGCCCGTCAGTTCCATCTGGATGATGAGCTTCTGCGATGGCATGAACAGGCTGTGATACAGGTCTTCCTGTTGATCGGCCTGCATGATTGGATAGAACTTCTTCTTCACAAACCAGGTGGACAGGGCATCGACCAGGTTGTACTGCAACAGCTCGCCCAGCGGGATTAGGCGAATGTCCTTGATGTCGTCCTTGGCCCAGTTACCGGCGAATTCCTGTGCTAATGGTTTCAGGCCCAGCACATTACCAGCCGTGGAATTAGTGGCCAGATAGGTGATCACTTTCGTGTCGTCCATCCGGGCCGTCATCAGCTCCAGACCATCGAGCAGGCCACGCTGGTCCATCAGCGTCTGCATGAACAGTGTGTAGATCACCACCTTCACGTCATACGCCGCGTTGTGCCAGGTGATGCGGCCTGGGTAGGTCAGCAGGAAGTCACGCAGCAGGGCACGCACCGCATGATTTGGGTTGTAATAGCCGTACAAGGTCTTTTTGACCATCTTTCCTTCAGCGTCCGGCTCCACCACTTGCGTGGGTTCCGGGAAGGGCACGTAGTCCACCGGGAAGGCGACACCGTGGTGCTCATCAATGGCGAGGGAAATGGTACCAATACCAGCTTCCCAGAATCGAAGCGAGAAAGCCTCGATATCCATTGTGATTTCCGGGTAAGCCTTCAGCGCATTGAGGGTATCCCGGATCTCCTCCAGCGACTTTGGGTACACAGCCTTGTGAATAATGCCGGTACCTGGGGCCACGTAGCTGCCCATCATGTGGGAAGCCAAGGCATACAGCGACTGATCCAGTTTGTCGATCAACGAAGGATCGTAGATCAGCTGCTGGTAGTTGAGGCCCAGCACAACGTGCATGTCCTCGTAGCCGGTGATGCCACAAGGCAGGACATAGCCCAAATGACCCTCGGCCTTTTTCTGCTTGGCCAGGATCTTGAAATAGGTGGAGTCAGGGCAGTAGATGTAGCGCACGCCCTGCTCCTTCAGGATGGGCAACAGCTCGGCCAGGTATGCCTTAGCAAATCTGTCGCTGACTTTTTTGCCATCCTGCTCTAGCGTAAAGCCAATGACATCGGACTGACGCAGGCCCATTTTTTTCCATGGCTCGATGTAGTTCAACACCAGGTCGTTCTTCTTGAACGCAGCCGGCTTCATGAGCAGGGCGACGCGATGTTCTTGGGCGTCTTCAAAAATGATGTGGCGCATTGTGGTGTCCTTTGTTTTTTGGTTTAAGTCTGGATCAAATTCATCGCCATGCGTTGTTTCATCAGCTGAATGGCGGGTTGATGCTTCTCGGTCAGCAGTGCTACGTCAGCAGCCGACAACTGGGCTGGTGCCGGTACATAGATGCCAGTCAAATTGCGTACCGGGCCTTGGAAAGTTTCCGGCAGCAGGGCCAGCCAGTCTTCGGCCGACGGGCTGCTATTGAGCACCAGCGTGATGTAGTTGTCGATGTAGGGGCGTTCGCGCATCTGCACTTCGTTACCCTCATTGATCAGCACCATCATCCGCTCGTGCAGGTCAGGATGCAGCTTGGGTCGCACTATGCGCTGCACGGTAGGATTACCGTAGGTCACACCCTTAAAGGTGAAGACCGGTATGGTGGTCCGTTGCAGCACGCAGTTACGTTCCAGTATGGAGATCATCTCCTTGTGGCGACGAGACTCATACGGGCCGTACATGACCTGCAGGATGGCTGATTTCATGGCGTGCTTTAGCCGCGGGTCTTGTACGATGGCCATGATTACCCCGCGTCCTTGTTCAAGCCACCACCGCCCCAATCCACTGCACCGGGCACGCCTTTCAGCTCCAGCTGCACCACGAATTTGGGAGCAGCCGTTTCATCCAGCTCGAAATGTTCCTGCCAAAGGGCGGCTGCCTGAACGATATTCAGGGCTTCCACCAGCAGGTCGATGTTCTCGCCGTTGTTGTCATCGGCCCGCACAAAGTACAGGCCGATCGGATTGTCACTTTTCACGTTGTACTCCTTTCTTTTCTGCCCAGTCACACAGGCAGCTCAGCACGTACAAGGCACCGTCGCCAACGATGAAGCCAATCCACTTGCCCACGTAATGCAGTGGAATCAGCGGGATGGCTAACAAGATGACGAACAGCGCCTTCCAGGTCACTGGCTTGGGCTTACGTCGGGTTTCGAGTTTCATACCAGATCTCCGGTAAGAATTACCTCGGTAGTGGCACGGGACACACCGACGTACATCATGCGAGCGATCTGATCGCCGCTGTTGCAGGTACGGATGTTGTCCAAGTCAATGAAGACTTTCTTGTACGTTGAACCCTGCGCTTTGTTGATGGTTTGAGCGAATACTGCACGCAGATCTACCCAGCCTTCACCCTCACGCACCTTGCTGAACTCGTTGTTTGCGCGTGCAGCAGCGATGAACTTCTGCTTGTCCTTGCGGGACTTAGGGAAGAAGAAGCGCGAGCTGTAGTCGAGCGTCACCCAGTTGCCGAAGACATCGTGGTGGTGCGAGTCTGCTTCGATATCCGTCACCAGCACTAGCTGGTCGGTCTTCACCGACGATTTGCCATTGCTGATGAAGGAATTGTTCTCCACGTAGTCTCCCACCTGAATCGAAGGATCGCCCGACACATGGCTGCGGATTGCGTTGTTGTACGCGATCACACAGTCATTGGTGTAGGCCAGCACCTTGCTGTCGTGGTAGTGCCAGTCGGGCCGGGTGAATTCCTTGATGATCTCGTCTTCAAAGTCATTCCGGTCCATGTACTTCACGTACTGACCATCGGGCTTGAACTTGGGCCAAGGGCCGCCGTTCACACGCTCACGGAACATGGTGGCCAGATCGGTGATCGGGTTCACCTGTGGCACGCCATTCACCAGCTGACGCATCGGCTCGGTCAAGCGTGTAGTACGGAAGCCAGCAGCAAAAGCAGGTGCCTTCGTGTCGCCTGGCGACAGCAGCTGAGCCGGATCACCAATCAGCACGATCTTGCACTGCTTGGTCTGACTGAAGATCAGGCGCAACAACGGACTGTTGATGTAGCTGGCTTCATCAATGAACAGCAGGTAGTTCCACTTGAAGTTGTCGGCCTGCTTCGGCACGAGTTCCTTCTTGCCGGTCTTCGGATCTGACCACAGACGCAGCTCCAGGAAGCTGTGGATGGTCCGCACGTCTTGGCCGGTCAGCTGGCCGAACATATCAGCTGCTTTGTTGGTGGTGGCCGTCAGCTGGATCTGATAGTCCGGGTAGGCCGGCCAGATCAGGCGTGCTGCGGAGATATAACTCTTGAGGCGGTCGAGCAGCGTGGCCACCAACGTCGTCTTGCCCGTGCCGGAATAACCTTCCAGCACGAACACGGTTTCGTTGGGGTCACAGAGGAACTGCACGAACTCCGACAGAGCATTGTCCTGGCCTTGGCTCAGGACGATGTTGGTCGATGTTTGTGTCATTGGTAGTCTCGTGTGGAGAAGTAAATGGCTTGGCCAAACTTCGGCGGCCAGCCTTCGTTGTCGTTAATCAGCCAGAGGATCTTGCCTTTGAAGCGTTCACGCGGCCAGTAGAAGTGGCCATCGGTGAATACCAGCGACACGGAGTTCTTGTTGTCCTCCATGTGCTTCAGGATGCACTCGATGTGGGTGCCACCGCGGCCGTGGAACTTGACCTTCGACAGCTCCTGCAAATTAGTCACGGTGTCCTCGTGCTGGATCTTGGTGTCGAACTGCACGATGGTGATTTTCTTTGGCTTCAGCATCTTCAGCACGCCGGCGATCTCGCTGACAAACAGCTTGAACTGGAAGTCTTCCACCGAGCCGGAGATGTCCACGTAGAACGTCATGTCCTGCAAGTTGATGCTGTACAGGCTGGGCAGGTGAAATTGTGGGAAGAAGCGACGGTTCGGCTTTTTCCAGCTGTGGTCGTTCTTACTAAACTCGGTGAAGAAGCGACGCAGCAAGGTCTGCCACGGCAGCTTGGGATTCAGCAGCTGATCGAGGAACAGCTCCACTTCACCGGGGATGCTGCCCGGTTTGTCGCCGGCCATCTTGGAGGCCATGACAGCCCGCACGATCATGCCCTGGATGTGCTTGTCGCGCTGCTCCGGGGTCATGCCACCATCAGAAGTACCCGCACCCTTCTGACCATCACCATTACTAGAGCTTTCACCATCAATGGGGGCGTAAGTAATATCTGGCATTTTGTTCTGCGGCTGTGGCTTGCCGTTATTGGCTTCGGCTTCCAGGATCTCGTACACCTGCTCGGTGCTCATGTTGACGAAGCGTTGGTCGTGCAGCACCCAGCTCGGTAGTTTGAAACCACGGGCTTCAATCATCAAGTTGATGACGTGATCGGCTGCCTTGTTGTACAGGTCTGGGCAGCGGGTCTTGCCGAGGTTCAGCCGGCCCATGTGGTCGAAGGCAACGTGACTGGCTTCGTGCACCATTACGCCGATGCGCTCGTCTGGCGTCAGGCTCTCGAAGAATGCTGGGTTCCACTCCATGTAGATGCCGTCGGTGCGGGCAGTCGGGATGCTGTCGTTCCAGCGGAACTTCAGGCTGAAAGCGATGGTGGTGTAGAAGGCGCTGTCGGGTTTGTTCATCAGGCCGATCTTGGCCCGGTCCATCAGGTTCTGGAGTTTGGGGTTGTCCATGTTGTCCTCGGTAGGGGAAATTCATCAAGGCGGCCGGAGGCGCGCCTCTCAAGGATGGTGTTTACTTTTTTGGTTTAATTAGGTGCAGGTTTGCCACCCGTTTTGCTGTAAATAAAGGCTTCCAGCCATTCCTTGCGTTTCTGTTGAAACGCGGCTCTTGCTTGATAGCACAGTTGCTCGGCAGCGTGCCATTCTGCCATAGTCTGTTACAGTTTCAGTTGTTCTTGGGTCATGCCTTACTCCTTTAAAGTGAGGATCTGCGACAGCAGATAAGCACAGCCAGCAATTTTATGCTCGTGTTCCGGTTCAAAAGAAACCAGATGAGCACAGATGAAACGCTTGATGGCTGCGGCATTGCTGAAACCAGGATTGAAACTGACATTAGCTTCAGGGACCGGGGAACCGGTGTACCACGCATCTACCATGCGGCTGTATAGGTTTGGCCCATACAGCTCTTTACGAAACTGCGTGGGCACTTCCTTCAACTCTGGTAGGAAGCGTGTGGTACCACGAAGGTATTCCTCCCGACTAATACTATCTACGTCGTCTTGGCTTAGGCTCATACCGTTCATGCTCCTTTCGCTTGGCTTCCTTCTTGGCTTCCCGGCGTTGTTGTTCCTGATAGGCCCACGAACCTTCCCAGCGGGTAATCGGAACAGGGACGCCGTTCTTGTAGTGGGCGCCCATGTCGGTTAGAACAGTGCTGCACCGGAGCTGGCCACCCATTTTTGGATGGCCGGCGTGCCCATGATGCTGGTGTTACGCTTGATCACTTCGCGCAGGCACACCACCTGGAACTCGGCCGGCATACGCATGACGTACTTGACGATGTTCTCCATGTGCATGGTGTCGGCGTGGGCAGCGATCGCACCAGATAGCAGGAACAGCACCGAAGGCTCCTGTGGCACATGCGTGCCCATCGGGTCCATGATGATGCTCTGCATCTTCGGCAGCTGGCTTTCGATCTTGCAGAATTCGATGAACTCGAAGGCCACACCTTCGCTCACGTCGCCGGCCAGCATTGGCAGGGCGTCTGCATCCTTGTGCAGTTCTTTGTCCAGCTGGGCCAGCGTGCGATTGGCGAATTCCCAGGTGCGTGGTGACGCATAGGTGTGATCGGTGTGGTCCGGACGGAAGGTGTACAGCACGTCCGGTTTGAACTGAATGAACGACGTGATGCGGAAGTCGATCTTGTTGTCGAAGGCCCAGGCCAGCCATTCCGAATTCGACAGCTTCAGCACGAGGTGCTTCATGCGGGACTGCAGAGCAGTGCTCATCGGCTGGACCAGGGCATTGTCCGATTCCAGATTGCCGGCTGCGACGATGGCCACACGGCTGTGCAGGTGGTGGTTGCCTACCATGCGATCCAGAATCAGCTTGTAGGCCGCTGCTTGCACTGCTGGAGGTGCGATAGGCAGCTCATCCAGGAACAGCAGCCAGCCGTCGTAGTGCTTGCCGGTTGGCGCGTTGTTCTCGTCCATGACATGCGGCAGTGCATCGCCGGCCACCGGGAAGGTGTCCATCGGCACGTAGCTGGCTTTGCCATCGGTCACGGAAGGGAAGCCCAGCAGGTCGGTCGGATCGCACTGGCTCAGGCGCAAGTCAATAACCTTCAGGTTGAACTGCTTGGCCACCTGGTGCACGATGGACGATTTACCGATCGCCGGCGAGCCGTGCATCATAGGCGTCAGGCGGGCCTTGATGGATTTAGTGATGATGGAAGCTGCTTGCTTCGGGGTGATTTCAGTTGCGGAGGTCATGTTGGTTCCTCGAAAAGGTTCGATAAAGGGAAAGACGTGGGAGCGTGCGGAGCACGCATGAGGTAGATCGTTTAAACCAGGATGATCGGCTTCTTGCTGAGGCCACGCCACCAGGTGTTATTCAGGTCCAGCGTCGGACTACGCTGTTTGGCTGCACGGTTCTGGACTGCCTGCGGCGACAGGGTGATGTAGGCACGCGACCACCACTGACCATTCCACCAGCGACGGGTGGTGCTGTTCTCGTGGAATGCGGCCGGTGGACGGAGGCCGGCGAATGCTGGGTACTCACCCTTGAAGCGTGGCTTGCCTTGACGCCAAGGCGTGTATTCGATCGCATCGTTGAATTCCATGACAGCCTGTTCGATTGTCACAGTTTTCACTACGCCGATTTGCTTCACGTTCTTGTACACGTCTTTACGGTAAGTCAGATACAGGCTGCTATAGGTGGCAAGGTCAAAAGTACCTTGCCAGTCCATGCGGATTTCAGTCAAGCCATAGAAAGCAGCCAGTTGTTTTTTGCACTGCTTGGCTTGAGCTTCGTTGCAGAAGATGACTACGGGCGCTGCTGGTCGCGGTTTTGGACTTGCATCAGGCGCAGCCACTGCTCCTGTTCTTTCAGCGAAGGTGGTATGGGTATTAATTTGCACGGCTCACTTCCTTTCTTGGTTTCACGTTCACGGATTTGTTCGCGCATTAGCGCATTGGCCATCAGTACATAATCGTCTTCTGGCACGATGTAGAATAAGTCCTGACCAACCTTCTCAGGAGTCTTATGTTTTGCACACAGCCATAAGATCTGGGCATACATGGTGGATTTATAAATCACACCCAAGATCATGCCGAAGAAGGCACCAAGAATCAGGCTCATGAAGATGATTCCCATCATACACCGCCTTTCCCGCCCTGCGCGGCGATGGCGGCGTCGATGTACTTGTCGAGTTTATCCATGTTGATCTGGCTGAACGCCCATCCCATACCTTCATTTCGATAGGCCACGTAGTACATTTGGCTGTCCTTTCGTAGCTCACGATACCGCGCCGCATCCACAGCATCCGCGTTGCTCTGGCGGGTGGCGTTGGCTGGCTGTGGCGCTGCGGCGAGCATTGCCAAGATATCTGCCTTGACCTCGCACCACGTAACATCATCTGCGCCAAACCCGCGCTTGCTCCATTCCTTGAACCGGCGATATAGTGCGCTTACGATAGCATCGGCGCTTTCGTACTTCGGCACCAACTGCCAGCCATCCGGAACAGCATCACCTTGCGCGGGTGCAGGCGGGCGTGCACGCTCTTCCATGAGTGTTTGCACCTTGGCTTCCAGCATCTTCATGGCGATCGCCTTATTGGCATGTTGGCTGCGCTCGGTATCCACCTGCACCATAGCACCCGTTGGCCGGTGCAATATGCTGACACCATTATCTGGTGTCACTGACCAACCGCTTTTCCGTACCCCGGACCAGTTGTTCATCACGAGGTCTTCTGGTTTGAGTTCCATCACTACTCCTTAGGTAAAAGGCCAATGACTGCTTTGGCTTGAAGGTAGAGGCATGCTTCATTGTGTTTAATATTGTCTTTCTCTTGGTCCAGCTCAAGAGAACTCATGTTTAAGCGGGCATTGCAGCAAGAGCAGTACCATTGATCTGCCTGTGCATCTAATGGTCGTCTGATCTTACCAATGCCACGCTTCACTATGTAGCGAGACATAGCGATTAGAAGATCACCTGGCTCCATCACAGCACCTGTTTAACGCAGGAAGTCTTTTGTAGTAGGTGTACCTTTACCCTGTAAATTATTGGTGTACCCTACTACAGCCTGTCCTAGTAACGATTGCTCCGCACATTTACGCGCTGTCAGATGTGCTTTGATCACTCGGATCTTCTTACGACGGTTTTTATCTGACACCGAGATACGGCCATTAACGAGTTGAGCCAGTATTACCTTCAACTCAGCTACGCTGAGTTCTTTCATTTTCTCGTTATGCCCTTTTTTACTGAAGATTGACAAAGAGGACATGGCTTTTATCCTTTACGTGGGACGTAGTTGGTTTCCTGTTCCAGGTTATGGAGTAGTGTATTGTGGTAGGTCATGAACAGAGCCATGATCGTGTTCACTGGAACACCAGGCAGTTGCGAGATAGCCAGATCAATGACCGACTGGCAGTTATTCATGACTGGAAACAGGGGCATGTGAGCTGGCTTAATAACCAGCTTATTCTTTGCGGAAGGGTTTGTAGGGTTGGACGGGCTGGCCATAATGGACTTTACCTTTCTGTGCTTCTTTTTGGAATTGGAGGGTGGCATTCATCACCGAGCCGTTGTGGATCTCGGCAATCTTGATGAGGCCAGCGGTGTAGAACATGGAAGCCAGCTGCTCAGGCCGGCAGGCGTTCAGGAACTGCTGCACGGACTCGACGCTCAGCTCTTGTTGAGCACGCAGATCCAGTCGGGCCTGGCCGTCTGCACGCTCTTGCAGAATCTTGGCCAGCTGCTTGGGCGTGGCGATGTCGTAGGCGCCCAGCACCCGCAGGAATCCCCTGGCTTGATCACGCACGTTGGCGTGCTTGCTTCCCAGACCGCGGCTGGTGAGCACCCGGCCCACGGTACGGGTCGAGCAGCCGATGTTGAAGGCGATTTGCGTGTTGGGGATCTTGCCTTCAAACTGCTTGCAGATGCTGTCTTCTTGTTCTTTTGTCAATTTATTACGAGCCATTTTACTTTACTCCAGGAGGCTGTTTTCGGGGCTTAGACCCTCGGTGGTATATGGTAGAAAAATCGAAATTTTGGGAAGTTAGTATATCGGTTTGGGTTCTTTTCCTGAAACCAGGAAAGTTCTCCAAAAGATCTACCTACTACCCAATACTTGTCAGACTGATATTTACAAGTAGTTAGAATGGCATGGGAACGGCTGGCTGCGGATTCAACAACTCCAGTAGGTTCAGGTTGAGGATGGGCACGGCCCAAACGCTGCATACGTCCTGCCGGCCTGGCACTTCACCATACCAGCACAGGTACCACTTCTCGCCATCCAGGGTGTTGAACAACCCCTTCCACATCTTGCCGGGGTACACCCCGCTCGGCTGGCTGCGGCTGTAGTCCTTCAGGTTGTCCAGGGCGTGCTGGTTCATGTAGGCGTAGTGGATGTGCTCCCGGCGATAGGCGCCTTCTACACCGTCGATCTCGCTGCCGATGGTCACTTCAAAGGAAATGCTGCGAGTATCAGGTTGGAACCAGTTGCGGCCGAGATCAGCCTCAATTTTGGGCACGATCAGGTGGCCTGGGACTGTCTTGTGTCCCGGTTGTGGGACGATCAAAGGGTTGCTCATGACTGTCTTCCTGGGCCGTCGGCCCTGCATTTAATGTTGTCTAATAAAAAAGATCCCCACACTCGATAGAGTGTAGGGACCGCCACAGGAGCGCCCGCGAGGGCGCAGTGTAGTTTGATGTTCAGCTGAGAGCGTAGTTGCTGCCACGGATCAGCTGTGGCAGGGTGGATGACAGTTTCGGGAACTTGCCTTGTTTGCCATGAATCTGGCTGAGCAGGTCCGACAGTAGCTCGCTCTCGGCCAGCTCGGCAAAGATGTTGATGTAGTGCTGGCGCAAGTGGTTCATGTGGTTGGGGCCACACTTGAACTCGTCGTGGATGGTGATGACTGGGAACGGCTTGTGGACCAACATGGTGCTGACGATAGAAGCCAAAGCCTGAAGCAGCTTAGTTGGCACCTCTTTGATGTTGTCCAGCGTCAGGTGCGGCAGGATCACCACGTCGGCCATCGTGCTGCGTTCCCATTGTTGCACGTAGTACATCACCTTCTGGTCACGTTCATCTAGGTCCAGCGGCAGGACCGGGCCACAGCGCATCATGCCCCGGAAAGCCAGCTGACCGGAGATCAGGTCGCTGGCACGTTCCACCATTGCCCGGTCGTAATTACACCGGCGATGAATACAGCGCAGGACATAGGCATCCACCGAGTGCACCACATTGGCCACGTTGGACAGACCGGACTTGGTACCCAGGTTCTCGTAGAACTCATAGGTAAAGGTGGCGTGGTCCAGCTCATCTACCTCGATCCGGGCTTCCTTCTTCTCCATGACCTTGACCACGGCATCGTAGCCATCCGGCAACTTCCAGCGGTGCTGGAGTGCATACGGCTGCCAGCTGGCCAGCAGGTCTTGCAGCAGCTCCCATGCGCCCGGAGCCACCACGTTGGCCGCCTGATAGAAGGCATTCAGCTCCGGCGTGTCAGCACCGAAGATGTTGATGGGTTCCTGCTTGGAGCCGTAGAACGAGGTCATGAGCGCCATCTTGGCACCCTTTCTGTCCACATGGACCGTACCACCCAGCAGACCTTCCATGACCTCGGTGGTCTTGCTGTAGGCGTCGGCCCGGACAGCAGGATTGACCAGCCCGGTGTTAGTGGCACCAGCAATGCAGCCAGTCAGGGCCGACATGACCTGAATTCCAGAGCAGCAGGCATCGAAGCCAATGACATGTCCGGTTGGCTCACCACGCTGCACCTTGCGGATTGCTTGCATGGCCTTGACAAACAGAGGTTTAGTTTCAGCCTCTTCAACCATGGTTTCCAGCTTGGACAGATTGGCTTCAGCCCACTGGATACGTTCTCCGAACAGCTTCTTGTCCAGCCCATAGGCATTGGCCAGATCGATCAGCATGTATTGCCAGCCAGTAAATGTTTCCATGAGTAACTCCTCTAAGTTATTGTTTTATATGAATTGAGACAACAGAACGCAGGCGGCTTGGTGCTCTCGTGGCACCTGTTCCACCGGAATGGCATCCCACTTGTGACGCCATGCACCCTTACCCTTGACACCGTACTTGTCCTGACCTCGGTACAGGATCAGCTTGTACCAGAGGCCATTGACCTTGCAGTAGCCGAAGGTGTTGGGCATGTACTTGGTCGGTGTGGTCAGGCCATTGATCGACCAGCCATCGGCTGATTGCAACGGGTACTGGTCGAACTTGTTGAACACCAGCATGGGATGGGCAGCAGGCTGGTTCTTGGGTACCGGCGAGCTGGCCAGCGCCTGGGCCATATAGCGGTAGGCATCCAGCTGCTGGTTAACCACCGACTTACCCACATGCCGGACACCAGAGGATAGCACCACTGGCTTGTCCTTCAGCTCCTCCCGGATCTTGGACCACAGCTCTTTTTTGCTCATGATAATTTCCTTATTATGCCTGTTCCCCTAATAAGGCAAGTTGGGCTTTCACTTCAGCCGGGAGATCGACCTTCTTCATTTTCATGAGCGTAGTACGATCCATTTGATACCAGCTGCCATTCATCTTCACGAAGGCACCATCCGGTACCCGTGAGATATCATCCAGCGTGGTTTCGTTACCCATATACTGGGCACCGTAGAAGACGTGAATCTTCATTGACATAATCAGCTCCTATTTAATTGGTTTGAATAGTAGGCACACCTTCAATATATTCCTCATCAGCCAGCTCAATCATGGCCTTTTTAAATGCTGTGCCCTGCGTGCTGATGTGATATCCCTGTGCGTAGATCCGGCCCCGTTTATCCACCTTGTGCGTCAGCCAGAAGCGATTACCTTGGCTTTGCATCAGCTCGTAGAACCGGTAGGACTGCTTCTTGAAAGCGATCCACTGGTCCTGTTTGTCACGGGTATCCAGCTCGAAGGTGGGCATCTCCTCGTGCGTGCATAGGAACTCCAGATTCAGTTGCAAGGCCACTGAATTCATGGTGTTGAGCACGTCCAAGCAGATATCGCCATCGTGGTGGTTAATCGGCCCGCCAAGGATCAGGGAATCATTGTGGGTCAGGTAGGCAGAGCTGAAGTTATTCACCAGCTTCTGTGGTTCGCACACCATCGGAGGCAGGTATTGGCTATTCACGATCCAATCTACCAACGATACCGACAAGGGAATACGAGATACCACCTGAAGGCTGGCCATTTTATTCACCTTGAAGATATCGAAGGCATCGGTCATGCACAGCACAGCAGTAATCTCGGCCACTGTGGTAATAGCCTCGGTTTTATCGGAGAAGCCCAAGCGGCCAGCCAGCTGAGCAGTCACCGAAGTGAATAACTCTGGTGTCTGGCAATAGGCCACTCCGACAAATACATCGAGTACCAGCTGGTCGAGATCCAGCCCCTGCATCTGGGCAATGCGATTCATCTTGGACTGGTAATACTGCCCCTGCATCCAATCCTTGATGCGTTGCACACCATCAGCCATTTTATTCACCATATCCGGATTATCCAGAATGGCCTCTTTAATCTTGGCGTCAATGTGCTTGCGGTTATACCGGAGTTCATTAAACTCCTGATTAATGAGGTCAATATTCGGCATGGTTTATTCCTTTTAAAACGGTAAATTAATCAACGGCACATGGAGTTTCATGCCACGGCATTTATCCCACGTATCCTTGGTACCACCATCGGCTGGCACATCACCTTGGCCGAAGGTGTAGGCCAGCATCTGCTCGCACTCGGCTACCAGTGCATTACGCTGGAACATGGCCCCATACCCGGCACCGATCGGCTGCACGGTACCGTGGCAATCAGGCTTACGGGAGGCAAGCAGAATCTCACCGATGGAATGGCGGCCGATGACAGTACTGAACTGGGCATGGTAGAAATTGGCAGCCGAAGCCGCAGATTTGTACGGGCCTTGGAACCAGCCATCTTTGATGGGTGCAGGCAGGTGCAGAGTCAGTTCACCAGCATGGCCACGGAGGAACAGCTCCACAGCCAGATGGTCAGCCCACGCAGCACCACCGGATACCACATGGGCACCTTTACGGATGCGGGACATGGCGTCCTCCACCATCCAGTTCCACAGGCCGATGGACATATTCTTCGACTTGTCCCGGCCCGCAGTACCGATGATGGCTACCCTTGGCTTAGCCATAGAAATAGCCGAGGCATTCACAGCGTGCCCCAGTACTTCACGTTGTCACCTAGCCACGGTGCCCATGCAGTATCGAAGTGACAGTTGGCCGGTGCCCCGATGAACATGGGAGCGATATCGGCAGCCGAGAAGCCTGCCAGACCACAGCCGATCTGCGTCACCTTGAACTCCAGCATCAGGTGGCTTTCTGCGAAAGCCAAGAACTTGTCTACATGGGACTTTACCTGGGCCAGCGGTAGGGAGTTGATTTGGTGGTCCTTGGTCGGCAGCGCATAGCTATTGCCGGACATACCCTCACCGATGCCCAAGGTAGCACCCTCGTGGGCACGAGCATAAGCCGCGGCGCCTGCACCATGTGCACCTGCCAGATTACTGCCGAAGACGAATACCAGCTTGTTGGAACGATTCATGATGTTGCTCCTCTGTAAATAAAATGAAAGTGGGACATCCACCAGAACATGGCCGGAGGCCATTGGTACAGGTCAACTGTCTTACTGTGGTCGAATGAAAAAAGGACCGTCACCTCCTGAGAGGATGACGGTCCATAAAAGCCTTTTTCCGGTATCCGGTTAGCCAGCTTTTTGTCTTAGGTATGTAAGGCTGATTAAGTGCGTTAAGGAGACGCCACTCTCCTTGGTACCGGATGCCTTTAGGCTGCCCTTCGTTCCGTAACCCGCCTATCACGAACTACACGCCGGTACCGACGGATTACGACAGGTCGAAGCCCTTACCTTCGCTCGGTTCAGCGGAGGTGTACTCGATGTCGAGCTTGCCGATCACCTTAGCGATGCGTGCTTCCAGCTCGGCTTCGCGGGCAGCTTCAGGCATAGCCTTGTCGAGGTCAGTACCGGACAGCCACTGTGCCAGCTCATGCTCACGCGGACGCGAGGTTTTCAGCGGGATGGCACCCAGTTTGACGCGACCACCTTCACGGGAAGGCAGGAAGATGTTCAGGAAGCCGGTGGCTTTCCAGTTGTCGTCACGCTTGTTGCCAGTAGACGAATTGGTATTGCTATTGCCAGCATCGAAACCCATGATAAAACTCCTTAATTTGTGAGAAAGATTGATTTGTGAGAAAGGTATAACAAAGAAGACACCTGCGCAGGCAACCAATCGTGAGGAGAGGTAGCTCGTGTGAAGCAACGCCAGCGCAGGCGTCCCACTGCATGGGCGAAGCCCATTGTTTGAGCAGCCTGGGACTAAGGGAAAATCGTATCTTGCCCATCATGCCAGTCGGACTTGGCTTTATCAGCGGCCACCACGCGATCGAACTCACGATCACGGGCTTCGTAGTCATTGGCAAAGTCCACCTCGGACAGTTGCACATGAAGGTAGTCCAGAGCCAGCTGTGCTGTCTGGATATAGCCGAACTCTCTGGCCCACGCATAAGCCATCAGTTCGTCCAAGGAAGCAAAGAGAGATGAGGTAGCCATTACACAATTCCTTCCAGAGAGAGTTGATGATGCTCCTGAGCCTGTGCCAACAGCTTAGCCTCGGCCAATGGTGCATGGTTGAGACACTTGCATAGGAGTACATAATCATCGTAGCTGTATTGATTCTGTACAGCAACATCTACAATGTAGTTCGAGGTCACGAGATGACCAATGGTGGCAGCAAGGGCTACTACAGATGCAGCAGAGATGGTACGCATAGTTATACCTTTGATAAGTTATAAGGAATGGAAACATAGACAGCTTCATCACCAATGTTGCTGTGATGGTGGTCACAATTGGACCAGCCATGCTCGTTCATGTACTGAGCGAGATAGGTGCCTGCAATGCAGGTATTCGGGATGCCATCAGGAATGGCCTCTACACGCACAACAAGGCTCCATGCAGTAGTGGACACCACTACACAGCCAAGCTCCTCCAGTATCGTTTTAGCCTTGATGAACTGGGAGATGATGTCAGGGTGCATGTCACGGAAGAACAGATCACCATTGATCATAGTTGTTACCCTGTTAAGTATAGAGTTATAGGAAGTATAGAGAAAGTAAGTACTCACTAACACATATCAAATTGATAACATGATAGTGAGTACTCACTTACTTTATCGGGTGTTTACCGGAATCAATAAATTAGATTAAGCCACAGGCGTAGTGCATACAGCTATGTCATACTCTTTACCACTAGCGGCCAGTGCTACACGGCTTTCAGCACGATTATCAGCTTCTACAGTGGCTACACCAGCGAATTTACCGTTGATAAACAGGTCATATTGGAAGATGCTTTTCATGATATTTCCTTACCTACAGTTGGATGCTCCTTGCACACCAATAGAACTACAGCATTGATGAGCAGAAGGATAGATGGAGCAGTGGTATACAGTAGATCTACAATACCCATATCACTCCATTGCAGATGTTTGTCAGTTAATACGAACCAATCGATAGTCACCAGATAGCAGAGAGCTACATGGACCAATGCAATGGCCATGTACAGTCGAGCATTATTCACAGTTCAATCCTTTCACTGTCTGTCTTGAATATGGATCAGGATGATCCTCCAGTGCATGAGCGAAGCTCATCCTCTGTACTCGTCTGTCTTAGGTGTAGTGTGTAATGTGTAGTGTGTAAAAAGGTTGAGCTACCCGTGAAGGTAGCTCGTGGTGATGCGTGTTTAATCCGCTTCAGATGTAGCAGGACGTTCGACGTTCGGGACTTCAGCTTCAGTAACGCCAGTCTTCTGACGCAGAGCATTCATCTTGGCACGACGGCTGATACGGGATTCATCACTGAATGCACCAGCAGTTTCCTCACCCCAAGTACCGAGGTGATTGAATGCGTGTGCGAACTTCTCCAGACCAGCGAACAGGACGGAGATGGTAGTGAAGATCTGGGTGAACATAGCGAACATGGTGATACTCCTATAGGTTGATTGATGATGGATGATCAGGTCCATCCGAATGAATGATGTATGCAACTGGGGCTGTTACAGGCGCTAATCCAATCGCAGTTGGGGCCAAACCAATATAAACACACATCATCCACTACATAGCCGAAGGCTAGAACGTAGAGCGTAGTGTTGGGGTGTGGGGTACCACATGAAAGAGGTAGTCGAAGCATGGGGGGGGGTGATTTCTCGTTTCGGCTCCAAGCTGTCAGTACTGCACTCATACCCAAAAATTAAAAATTCCAGAAACCTGCGGATCATTTCTTCCATCACAACAACTTTCCTTCCCTTCAACATTATCTCTGGTGTACACTCCCTTACCATATCCACCCGATAAGGTAAGTCATCATGACCACTACTGCTTCGGTCGCTACTCAGGCACCGACTAAACCGGACCCACGTACTCTTGTCACTCTGCTGACCGAAGATCAGCTGAAGATGGCTCTGCCCGACAAGATGAAGAAGTCCATTAATAAGGAACTCATTGATCGTATCAACAAGGTGATCAATGACCCGGAGGAGTATGTTCACTTCCGTGAGAACCTCCTGTCGTACACAAAGGTAATGGCAGATGGGAAGTTCAAGATCGAGTCGTATATCGACGCGGTGAAGTACGTGTCGCACAAGCTCATGGGCTGCTCGAATATCGAAGCCTACATGAAGACCTTTCCGGACAAGTACAACTACTTCCTACAACAGGGTGTAGCACCAAAGGACATTGCTTCCTACGTCACGGCGTATAACAAGGGTAAGCTGGTCAATCTGATTTACGAGCAGACCCTGATCCCTGTGCACGTCCTGAACATGGACTTGTACCAGCGTGCCCTCAATGTCCAGGCCGATCTGATGGTTAATGCCAAGAGTGAAAAGGTACGTAGCGATGCGGCTAACTCTTTGCTCACTCAGCTTCGCCCACCGGAAGTGAAGAAGGTGGAGCTGGATATCGGTGTCAAGGAGAATGACGCGATCAAGTCTCTGCGTGAGGAAACCATGCGCCTGGCTGAGGCTCAGCGCTTGGCCATTGCCAGTGGGGCGGCCGGCGCACAGGACATTGCACATCAACGACTGGTGCTCGACATGGGCGATGCGGAGGTGGTCAATGCCAATGCACCTTGATCAATTCAAGGCCGTGCTGGTGGGGATCTTCATCTTCGCCCTGCCACCGGCCGCTGCCTTGGGCATCCTGGTTTGGTTGGCGACGTTGAGCTGGCCGGTAGGTTTGATTGTTGGCTTGGCCGGCTGGGGCTTCGGCCTGCACGTCTTGTTTGGAAAGGGCTGCCGATGAATACCCATTCTCTATACCCTGAAACCAAGCCAGCAGATCCAGTCGCTGCGGTGATGAAGCAGTTCCAGGAAGCTGCACACGTCCATGAGGACGGCACACCATGGAAGGTGGAGGATTACCTGAACCATACCAACTATGAGGCGAACCTGAAATATGTACCGTCCATCTTCGCACTGGAGTTCGTAAACTTCATCAAGATGGTGAATGGTGTTGATGGTGAAGAGAACAAGACCCCGCTGGTGCACTACAAGATGCTCGACACCATCACGCATCGTGGTGCCCGTGTGATCAACCTGTGCCATCGTGGTATTGCCAAGACCACGGTGATGGGTGAGTACCTGTTCCTGTACCTGGGTGTGTACGGTGAGATTCCTGGCTTTGGCCCGGTAGATCTGTCGCTGTATGTGTCCGACTCCATTGAGAACGGCGTCAAGAACATGCGCAAGAACTTGGAGTTTCGATACGAGAACTCTGACTTCCTGCGCCAGTATATTCCGGAAGCCCGCTTCACCGATATCCGCTGGGAGTTCAAAAACGCTTCGGGTGGTACCTTCATCGTCAAGGGCTATGGTGCCAAGACCGGTGTGCGTGGTGCCAAGGAAATGGGTAAGCGTCCACAGCTGGCCGTGCTTGATGACTTGATCAGCGACGAGGATGCACGCTCGGCCACTGTCATTGCAGCGGTGGAGGACACTGTGTACAAGGCAGTCAACTACGCGCTGCATCCGAAGAAGAACATGATCATCTGGTCGGGGACACCCTTCAATGCGAAAGACCCGTTGTACAAGGCAGTGGAGTCCGGCGCCTGGGCGGTCAACGTGTTCCCGGTGTGCGAGCAGTTCCCTTGCAGCCGGGAAGATTTCCGTGGCAGCTGGCCCGATCGCTTTACCTATGACTACGTGAAGACGCAGTACGATGCCGCGGTCAAGCTGGGCAAGGTCGAGACGTTCAACCAGGAGCTGATGCTGCGGATCATGTCGGAGGAAGATCGCCTGATCCTGGACAGTGAAATCCAGTGGTACAAGCGCGAGCAGGTGTTGAAGCATCGCAGCCGGTTCAACTTCTATATCACTACCGACTTTGCCACTTCGGCTAAGCAAAGTGCTGACTGGTCAGTGATCTCAGTGTGGGCTATCAACAACAATGGCGACTGGTTCTGGGTAGATGGTATTTGTAAGCGGCAAGACATGGGTAAGAACGTGGAGGACTTGTTCCGCCTGGCCCAGATGTACCGGCCGCAGTCAGTAGGCGTCGAGGTGACGGGTCAGCAGTCTGGTTTCATTCCCTGGATTCGGGATCAGATGCTCTCGCGCAATGTGTATTTCACCTTCGCCACCGAGAACAACAAGAACGAACCAGGCATCCGGCCGACGACCAATAAGATGCAGCGCTTCAACCTGGTGGTACCACTGTTCAAGCTGGGTAAGGTATTCTTCCCCCTGGAAATGAAAACCAGTGCCATCATGACCGAGTGTGTGACCGAGCTTTCCTTGGCTTCGCAGTCGGGCTTCAAGTCCAAGAATGACGACTTCATTGACACTATCTCCATGCTGGCTTTGCTCAATGCCTGGCGGCCCAGTGAGGATGTAGTAATGAAGCACGTCGAGGGCGAGGTGTGGGAAATGGATGTAGACGAGCCGTCCGGCAGCCGGATGAATTCTTATATTGTGTAAAGGAAAATTATGAAACTGCAAGCAATCTTTGACCACCTGACTGCTGGCGAATTTAGCCAGTTGAACATCGGTGGCTCCGGCCAAGGCATTATTGACGATAGCAACATGGACAAGGTTGTGAGCCACATTAACCTTGGTTTGACAGACCTGTTTACCCGCTTTGAGCTGAAGCTCGGCCGGCTGACATTGAAGCTGCAACCCGATCAAACCAGTTATCTCTTGACCAGCAAGGCGGCTGTGTCTAAATACAAGCCGACCATACCTCCAGCTGCCCCAGCTCCAGTACCTTATATCCTGGATTCGTCCACCCTCCCTTTTAAGGATGACGTGTTGCTGATCGAGCGTGTGCTCACTGACGGTGATTACGAACTACCCCTGAACCGTTTGGATGTGACTTACTCGCTACTCACCTCGGCTATGAATCGGTTGGAAGTACCGCTTGCTATTGTGAACCAGAGTCTGACGTTACCTCGTGCTCTGATCACCACTAACCTGAGTGTGATCTACCGCAGCAACCACCCGGTGATTGATCTGAATGTCGGCTCCGGTGACCCGGAACGCATCGACGTTGAATTGCCTATGTCGCACCTGACGGCACTGATGTACTTCGTGGCCTCGCGTGCGAACAATCCGGTGGGCCTGGGCCAGGAGTTCAATGCCGGCAACACCTATGCGGTCAAGTACGAGAACGAGTGTCTACGCCTGAAGAACGACGGCATGGAAATCCAGCAGCGTGGCAACGAAACGAAGTTTGAAGAACGGGGTTTCGTGTGATGTGAAAAAGTAAAGCCCCCAATCGGTGGGGGCTTTATTGTTTGGCTTACTTACCTGTGGAACCAAGCCCACCAGTACCCCGCACCGTCTCGGACACCGAATCTACCAGCTGTAGATCAGGAAGATGTACCGGTACCAGGATGAACTGCAGCAGCTTCTCACCGGCTTCCCAACGGAATTCAGAGCCGGTTTTGATATGCAATGATGCAAACCACTCACCGCGATAGTCGGCGTCGATGATGCCGCAGGTGTTGTGGAGTTCCAAGCCCTTTTTGAAACCGACGCCGGAGCGTGGTAGCAGGATTGCCATGTAACCGGCCGGTACCTCGGCAGCGAACCCCAGGGCTACTTTCTTGGCTTCGCCGTGCGTGATCACACCGGATTCTGGCATAGTGATGTCATACCCGGCTGCATCGTGCGAACCACGGGTAGGCATGGAGAAGTTAGGATGTAGTTGTTGAATGTTCATAAATCGAATCCTTTACATGTAGAAATGTTGTGTAAGATAATGCTTGCTAACGTGTAAGTATAACTTTACCCAGGACAATCATGGCTGACCAAGATAATAAATCCAGTGAGGCGGCAGGCACCGATGAAGACTTGCAAGAACAAGTCAATACTAGTGCAAGCCGTCTTACTGAATGGAAGAACGAGCCGTCTTTGATGCAGCTGAAGAAGCATCTGGAAGACTCCCGTGAAATCCATCAAACCCAAAAGGGTAAGATTGAGCGCTGGCTTGACAATCTGAACGTCGAAGGTGCGTCCAAGATGAAACCAGTGGCCGGCAGCAGCAATATGCAGCCGAAGCTAATCCGCAAACAGGCGGAATGGCGCTACTCCTCGCTGTCAGAACCATTTCTTAGCACCGACGATCTGTTCAATGTCCGGCCTGTGACCTGGGAAGATCGTGCTGCTGCTACCCAGAATGAGCTGGTGCTGAACTATCAGATCAATACGGCGATCGACAAGCAGGCATTCATTGACGAGTACGTGCGTACTGGCGTGGATGAAGGTACGATTATCGTCAAGTTGGGCTGGGAAAACCGTGTAGAAAAAGTCATGAAGGATGGCCCACAGGTACGGTACGTTATCGACCCTAGTTTCGCTCCGGCCATCCAGACGATGGACCAGCTGAAGCAACAAGATCCGCAGCAATACCGCAGTTTGTCCGATGAGCTGAAGGAAGCCCACCGTTTGTCCGGTGAACAAGGCCAGCCGGTGCGTCCTGAGATCCTTGGTTGGGGTGACCAAGAGCACACCAAAACCGTGTGTAACCGTCCGACCATCGAGATCTGCGACTTCCGTAACGTGATCATCGACCCGATGGCCCATGGCGACGTGAAGAAGGCCCGGTTCATCATCCACAGCTTCGAGACGGACTTGTCCACCTTGCAAGAGGACGGCCGTTATACGAATCTGGATAAGATCAGCCCGAACCAGAACTCACCTCTGGCCGAGCCGGATCATGCGGCGGCCGGTGGCCTGAACAACTTCAACTTCCAGGACAAGCCACGTACCAAATTTGTGGCCTATGAGTTGTCTGGCTTCTGGGATATTGACGGCTCTGGCATCGTCAAGCCTATCTTGGCCGTCTGGGTGGGCAACGTCATCATCCGTCTGGAGGAATTGCCCTTCCCTGACAAGCAGCTGCCCTACGTCATCGTCAAATACCTGCCGGTGCGTCGCTCCAACTACGGTGAGCCTGATGGTTCCCTGCTGGAGGACAACCAGAAGATCCTGGGTGCCATTACTCGTGGTCTGATTGACCTCATGGGCAAGTCGGCCAACAGCCAGACCGGTATCCGTAAGGACATGCTAGACGCTACGAACCGTCGCAAGTTCGAGAAAGGGCTTGACTACGAGTTCAACGCCAATGTGAATCCGGCCGAAGGCGTCTTCACGCACAAGTACCCGGAGATTCCTCAGTCGGCCCTGGTCATGCTGAACCTGCAAAATCAGGAAGCTGAATCGCTGACCGGTGTACGCAGCTTCAGTCAGGGTGTATCGGGTGCTTCGCTCGGTGATGTAGCGGCCGGCGTGCGTGGTGCACTGGATGCGGCCTCCAAACGTGAGTTGGGTATTCTGCGCCGCCTCTCCGCTGGTATTGTCGAGATCGGTCGCAAGCTGATCGCCATGAATGCCGAGTGGCTGAGCGAAGAAGAAGTCATTCGGATCACCAACGACGAGTTCGTGACGGTACGCCGTGATGACCTGGCCGGTAACTTCGACCTCAAGCTGTCCATTAGCACGGCTGAGGAGGACGAGCACAAGGCATCCGAACTGGCCTTCATGCTGCAAACGATGGGCAACACTGCCGATCCTGGCTTGGCCAAGATGATCCTGTCCGATATCGCCAAGCTGCGCAAGATGCCGGACCTGGCTGAGCGTATTACCAAGTACCAACCTCAACCAGACCCTGTGGCGCAGAAGAAACAGGAACTGGAGATCGCTGAACTGCAAGCCAAGATCAACGAGATCAACTCGAAGGCCATGCTGAACCAGGCTCAAGCCGGTCATGTGGGTGCGAAGACGGACAACCTGAACGCAGACACCGACCAGAAGAACCTGGACTTCGTAGAACAAGAGTCCGGCGTGAAACAAGAGCGTGATTTGCAGAAACAAGGTGCCCAAGCTCAAGCTAATGGTGGCCTGGCCCTGCTGCAACACCACCTGAAGTCGCGTGAAATCGCACAACAAGCAGCACATGACCACGCTTTGGAGCAGGTAAAATCTGCAAAAAAGTCCCCTTAAACAATATTTCTTTGAAATAAAATAGAAACTTGGTTATAGTTACGCTGAATCACTTCTATTACTCTTTAGAAAGCACTGATAGAACTTATGTCAACCAAAGAACAACAGCTCGCTGCGCTTGAGCAGCAAATCAAGGATGCCCAGGGTTCCCTGGAACTGGGCAAAGCACTGGCGAGCCTGCGCCATAACATCGACTTCAAGAAGCTGGTCATCGACGGCTATCTAAAGAACGAAGCAGTACGCCTGGTGCACCTGAAGTCCGACCCTTCCATGTCGTCGGCCGACAACCAGGCTGCTGTGGTGCGTGACATCGACGCGATTGGTGCCCTGGCCCAGTTCTTCCGTACCGTCGAGATGATGGGCACCCGTGCTGAAAGCTCGATCGCTGAAGCTGAACAGGCCATCACCGAAACCCACGAGGAGGAATAAGCGATGGCCGATCCGCAAAACGCCCTGGAACTCTCGGACGAGGAATTCCTGAAACAAGGTGCCAACCTGCTGGCTGCCGCCTCCGCTGCTGACGCAGCGAACGGCGGCGCAAACAACGGTGGCAATGGTGAAGGTGACGATGATGCAGAAGCCCAGCGTCTGGCCGAGGAAGAAGCAGCCCGTCAGGCAGAAGCTGATGCTGCTACTCAGGCTGCGGCAGCGGAAGCAGCCAAGCAAGGCAACGGTGATGGCCAAGGTACCGAGCAAGGCGACGCCGCGGTAGCGGCAGGCGCCGGCGAAGGTGCCGAAGGCCAGGGCCAGGACGGTAAAACCAAGGAAGGTGAATCCAATGATGGCGCTAATGGCAATGGCGATGGTGCTAATGACCCCGCCAACAAAGGACAAGCCCGTGGAGCCGACGGTAAATTCGCCAAAGCGACCGACGACGGCAAGAACAAAGATGGTGAGCAGAAGGCAAACGCAGCTGCTACCGGAACCATCGACTACAAGGCCGAATACGAGAAGCTGACTGCTCCGTTCAAGGCCAATGGTCGTGATATCAAGGTGGAGAGCGTCGATGAAGCTGTCCGCCTGATGCAGATGGGTGCCAATTACAACCGTAAGATGGCCGCCCTGAAACCGAATCTGGCAATCATGAAGTCGCTCGAACAGAACGGCCTCCTGAGCCAAGAGAAGATCAATTTCCTGATCGACCTGGACAAGAAAAATCCGGAAGCGATCAGCAAGTTGATCAAAGACAGCGGGATTGATCCTCTGGACATCTCCGCTGACAAAGCAGGTAGCTACAAGCCTGGCAACCACGGCGTAGCCGATGTCGAAGTGGAACTCGACCATGTGCTGGACGATCTGAAAGATGCGCCCAAGTACACCGAAACCCTCGACCTGATCGGCAAAACCTGGGATGCCAAGAGCCGGCAGATCATCGCCAACCAGCCCAACCTGATCCGGGTAATCAACGGCCACATGCAGAACGGTGTGTACGACCTGGTGGCGACGGAGCTGGAGCGTAAACGTCTGTTCGGCGGCCTGCAAGGTTTGTCTGATCTGGAAGCATACCAGCAAGTGGGTGACGCAATGGCTTCGGAAGGGAAGTTTGACCATTTGCAGAAGAAGGCCGGCCAGCCTGACTCTGCGGGGCAACAAGCTCCCGGAGCGAAGACCGAGGTGAAACCCGCACTGAAGAAGGCTGACGACAGCAAGCGTGAAGAACAACGTCGTGCTGCTGCCCCCGCCAAGGGTGCGGCTCCGTCCGGCAAACTGCCTCCGGACTTCAATCCGCTGTCCTTGTCGGACGAAGAATTCGCTAAATTCAAACCCAATTTTGCTTAAAGAGGACATACCATGACTCGTGAATACAATGACCCAGCCGTTGGCCAAGCTTCCACCATCGGTACCCAGCTGCGCACCGACTACTTCTACAAAGAAGCCCTGATCGAAGCGCGTAAAGAGCAGTACTTCACCCAGCTGGCTGACGTGCGCTCCATGCCGAAAAACATGGGCAAGAAGATCAAGCAGTACCACTACATCCCGCTGCTGGACGATCGTAACCTGAACGACCAGGGTATCGACGCAGCCGGTGCCGTGATCTCGAACGCCAACTACTACGTGTCGATGCCGGCACTGGTGCTGTCGAAAGCCAATGCCTCCGCAGCTGCCGCTGCTACCGCCCTGGCCGACAACCTGAGCGGTGTGACCGCGACGGCTGGTGCAGCTGATTCGGCTGGTGCTGGTTTCACCACCATCACCCTGTCGAACACTTCGTTCAAAGTCGCCAACATCACCAAGGCCAACGCCATCACCGCCCTGAACCTGGGCGCTACCGTGGTTCAAGGTTCCGGCAACCTGTACGGCTCGTCCAAGGACGTGGGCACCATCAGCTCCAAGCTGCCTACCCTGACGGAAAACGGCGGCCGTGTGAACCGCGTGGGCTTCAAGCGCGTGGAACTGGAAGGCTCGTTCGAGAAGTTCGGCTTCTTCGATGAGTACACCCAGGAATCGCTGGACTTCGACACCGACGCCGACCTGGATCGTCACGTCACCCGTGAAATGATCAATGGCGCGAACGAAATGACCGAAGACGCCCTGCAGATCGACCTGCTGAACGCCGCTGGTGTGGTGCGTTACGCCGGCAATGCGACCAAGAAGTCGGAAATCGGCTCGGACGACATCGTGTCCTACTCGGACCTGATGCACCTGTCCATCGACCTCGACAACAACCGCACGCCGAAGCACACCACCGTGATCACCGGTACCCGCCTGACCGACACCCGCGTGGTGCCGGCAGCCCGTATCCTGTACATCGGCTCGGAACTGCTGCCGACCATTAAGGCGATGAAAGACCTGCACAACAACCCTGCCTTCATCGAAGTGCAGAAGTACCAGGCCGCTGGCTCGGTCGTGACCGGTGAAGCCGGCGCGCTAGACCAGTTCCGCGTGGTCGTCGTGCCGGAAATGATGAAGTGGGCCGGTGCTGGCGCCGACGCTTCGGGCGATGCGATCTGCTACGAAACCAATGGCCGCTACGACGTGTTCCCGATGCTGTGCATTGGCGACCAGTCGTTCACCACCATCGGCTTCCAGACTGACGGTAAGACCGTGAAGTTCAAGATCTTCAACAAGAAGCCTGGCGAAGAAACCGCGGATCGCACCGATCCATACGGCGAAACCGGCTTCATGTCGATCAAGTGGTACTACGGCTTCATGATCCTGCGTGCCGAACGCATCGGCCTGGTGCTGACCGCGGCTAAGCTGTAATCCTGGCTTGAAGATGGAGGGGGTTTCGGCCCCTTCCTTTTAAACTCCCCTGCTTACCAAGAGAGACTGCAATGAGCGATATCGAAAATCAAACCAACCAGGATAACGGTGGCGACGACGCCGCACTGGTACAAGACGAGCTGGCTTCCCTGAAGCAGCGTGCTGACCTGATGGGTCTGAAGTACCATCCGTCGATCTCGGCAGCCAAGCTGGCCGAAAAGATCTCGGCCCACCTGCAAGGTGACACCCAGGCTGAACAAGCAGCGGATGCTGACCTGTCGGCCGACGGTCAATCGGCCATCACTACGGCAGCCGATCCTTCGGTGCCGGCTGCTGTCGCATCGGGTGCCATCAAGGCCATCGAAAACAAGGACACCGGCGAAACCACCTACGCCCTGAACGAAACCCCGAACCAGAAACGTCAGCGTCTGCGTATGCAGGCCAACGAGCTGGTGCGTATCCGCGTCGCCTGCATGAACCCGACCAAGAAGGACTGGGCCGGCGAGATCTTCACGACCGGTAATAGCGCCGTCGGCACCCTGCGCAAGTTCGTACCGTTCAACTCCGAAGAAGGCTGGTACGTGCCACGCATGATCCTGCAAGT